AGTAAACGCTTACCGATACCAATGCGAGGAATACACCCACCAGAATTGCTGTGGTAATAACTTTCTGTTTCAGAGTCATTGCTAAAATCATTTCACCCTTCCGTGCTTGGTTCCTAAAATTATTTCCTTTCCCTCTTTGTACCAGCTATGTCCGTTCCGACATGTTCTTTCATTTATTCTGCATTTGCAAGTACCCACATATTTTTCTTTGCATTCAGGACAGTAGTCGATATTTCCAATAAGCCCCCGAGCTTCTGCTATGCGACTGGCTTGACGCCTTGTCTCCAATGCCACGATGATACCGAATAATTTTCTGCTTAACTTTTTCATTTCGCGTTCTTCTGGGTTGGTTTCTGTATCGATGTTTTCGAATATGTCACTGGCGTGAAGTACACTATTCTGAAGTAATTAGCTGGCTGTATGTATCTTGTTCTCTTATAAACTCCATCTCCGTCTGACTGACTGCCAGCCGTACCGGAAGACGTATTCCCTTCAACCGTGGATCCACTGGATTTATTCCAATGAAGCACAAATCCTGTATGCCCGTGTATCGTAGTTCCATGCCGGAATATGAATATGCTTCCGTCGGGTACTTGTTTAACTCCGATAAGAACATCTTTCGCTGCGATACTGGTCTTGGTTATGTAATTCACCGCCAGACCGGATCTCATCTTGGGCAAATCGACTTGCGCAGTTGTCAGATTAAAACCGACAAACGCTCCACACCAAGAGTCTCCCTTATGGAGTCCTACCGAGTGAAGGAACATTTCTACTGCCACACCATCATTATGCCCGGTCTTTTCCTTTACGCCGACAAATGATAATGCGGACTGAATGTGCTTAGCCTGTCCGAACGTCGGATTAGGAAGAAGCGATACAAGCAGCAGCAAGAATACAATTCGACATGAAAAATATCGCATATGCTATCGGTTCCTTTGTTATTAACGCCATCGTGTCTACTTCAGGACATGCGAAATGGTCAAACGCCCATACGATTGTCACTGCTATGACATACTTAAAAATGCCTACTGCAAACGAACTATATTCGATTGCATAACTGAACGTGAACCATACTCCCAGACCGGAGATTAAGCCCATTATCAGAAACGTCCTGAGTGCCGCAAATGCTTCCTTATTAAATGCTTTCATTACCTATCCTATTTCGTTGAAAAATATTTTACTACTGCCATCGTGATTCCACCGGACAAGAGAGCCACTATGAATCCCCATACTCCCAGAATCACTTTTAATTTCAAATCCTGATTACTAAACTTGAGTTCAACAGCTGCAACAGCCTTATTGGTTTCCTTAACCTCATCCAGAGCCGCTTTCTTGCTATCTTCGATCTTCTTTTCAAGATCAATCCTCTGGGACTCAATTTTCTTCCATATCTCTGTCTGGGCGGTATCCAGTCTCTCCAATTCACTAAGAATCAGGCGACGGTACTCCCCAAAATGGTCTCTACTGAGATCAACTGTTTCCTGCCCGTTTTCTAACATTTCTACCCTGTTATCGTATTCTTAATGGCGAACAATATTTCCTTGGCGACTCCGCAAGTTGCACAGTTCAATTTCGGATCTGTCAAAGCTGTCTCCAGGATACCCTTCATACTGTTTATGGCTGACGCCACTTTCTTTTCATTACGACTGTTCTTCAGATAAAAACTAATGCCCGTTGCAACCGTTCTCATAAGGTTCAGTTCATATTTGTCCCACGCCTCAGCATCTTCATAATCACTTATGCCGACGAAGCCGATATATTCTTCTTTTATAAACAAGGGAATCAATAAGGACGAATTCAGTTCAAAATTTGCAAGGATGGAACTCCACGGCTCTGCACCGGGAGAAGGAACGGAATGCACGATCTGGTTCGATGATAATTTCTCATATAACAAGTCTGCTTCATCGTAAGCAAAATGTTCTACTGCTGATATTGTGATTTCTTCGGAACGCCACATTCCCTGGCGGGAGGCGTATATTCTACCTTCATAAATGAGGTTCGTAAACACGAATGCCTTGGATACATGCGTGACTTCCCCAAGTTTTTTCAATGCTGCTGGAAAGACGCTCCCACCATTTGCCAGAAGTATATTCTGGATCTCTACTATTGCTCTTAAATACTTATCATGTTTTGCCAGCTCCAGATCTTTTTTATCCAGTTCCTCGGCAAGCGTCCTTAGCTGTTCAAGATTCGACATGGTGATTTCCTTTCGGCAGGGCGTACTATCTTAATCTTATCGCTATTCATCCCAAACCCACTTTCTGATCTCTGCTAATCGGACTTTACATTACCTCATCTACTTTACATTCTCATCTATTCCGACTTCACCATAGAATTACACAACGTGAGCAAATTAAATACTATAAGAGCCTGTTACAACGGTCACGCCCCCTTTTAAGCGTCATTATGGACATTTCGCTTATCTTCTTGCCAATAAGTTGAACCCTGCGGAACTGTTCGCTGCACTTACATAATACTCTCTTATGATTACTATACCTGAACCACCCGAGCCGGGCCATCCAGCATCGCTATTAGCTCCGCCGCCTCCGCCGCCAGTGGCAAATTCACCATCTGTTGCTGCGGTGTCAGATTCTTCCGGAACTTCGCCTCCCATTTCTCCCATGCCTCCGCCACCTTGAGCGCTGTTCTGAGTGCCACCTTGATATGGTCTTCCTCCTCCCTGTCCACCACCCGAGAATAACTGTCCATCTGATTCGCCAAATGCTCTTGTCGTTGTACGCTGCCCGAGTCCCCCGAAGATTGCGCCATTCTCTCCATCATTGCCATTCCAGCCGCCACTTCCAGCTCCCCCGGCTCCACCTGAGCCCCCGTCACCGCCTTTTCCATAATTCCATACACCAATAACGACATACCCCGAAGAATCACGGACTATCGAACCTATGTGTTCTTTCGAAGGGACATTCTGCCACTGTTCCCAATCGGCACCTATTTGATCTGAACGGAACACACCATAGCTTTCTGTCCCGATCAAAAACCCTATCCCAGTCCATGCTACCGAGGTCACTTTAATATCGGTTAAATTCGAGTGAATCCAACTTTGTCCGGCTTCCGTAGAATAGTAGATTCCATTGCCAGTCCCCGCCAGAAGACTACGCATTCCGTCATAGAATAGAGTATAGCACGACGAAGTCCCATTCATCAAATACCAGTTAACGCCATAATCTACGGAACTGAGAATACCTTCTTGAGCTCCCGCATACAAAATTGCGCCTTGTCCAGCGATTACTTGATAAAACAGGGGTTGCCAGGCATTAGGGTTACTATTAGCCTGCACCCATGAAGTGCCATTATCCAGAGAACGATATAGACCTGTGCCGTGTGTAGAAGCATACATATAATATTCACCGGAAGTGAATGAAGTAACTTCAAGAAATTGTGTGACTCCATTATCTTTTGTCCACGACGCCCCATTATTTATGGACGTATATATGCCCTGACGAGTGCCGACAAAGATTTTATTGCCAACGAAGAACCAGCAGTTGATATTCACTACCCCGTTAAATCCATTATTTATCTGTGTCCAGCTTGAACCGTGGTCTGAGGATCTCCAGGCTCCTTGATTATTTACTCCGACATAGATATAACCTCCGTTAGCGGCAAGAGAGTTCACTTGTGAGTATCCCAGCCATCCGTTCTGAGAGAAAGTCATACCATCGTCATCTGATCTAAGGATTCCATATCCTCTACCGGCGCATCTTCCTCCTGCCGCGAAATATGGTCCGAACGAAGATTGAGCGCCATTTTCATTGTCATCAGCGTATCCGCCTTCACCCACCATTGCGACATAATCTGTCGCAGGCGTGACAGGTATATTCGTGAATGTCCTTGTAAAGCCACCACCGCCACCACCGCCAGGAGCAAGATTGGTTACTCCCCAGCCTCCGCAACCGCCTCCGCCAGCCAAAAATACATCAACCGAGTTAACATCTGCTGGGCACGTCCATGCGTTATATCCAGTGCTATCAATAACCGTGGTTCTTTTTAGAACTCTGCTCATAAGATCAGACTCCTGTTCTCTGGAGAAACATATTCTTCCCCATAGGCTTCGAATAATTCCTTTTCGCTGTTTACTATAATGCGTTGTCCCAACTCATCAAAGAATCCTGTGCGAGACAACCACTTGCCCTTGGCATTTATTTTAGTCATCAGAACTTCATTATAATCACGGCTCCCGGTGATAAATTGAACCTTGTGCCACCAACCATTTTCCTCTGCAAAATAAAATTCTATTTTGTACCCAGCGGGCATGGTTATGCTGATTACATTGCCGCATGGCATAGTCTCCATTTTTGCGACGATATTATTTTCTTTCGCACTCGACATAATCTTGGTCAACACTTCCCTGTCTTTCTCCCAGATGACAATATCGCCGTCCCCGCAGGTCTCACATTTTCTTCTTATTGAGCCGACCACCAGATATTCTAACGCCGGAGTGCCCGTGTGTTCGGAATACTCCTTAATCAAATCTTCTATGATTCTGCAGTGCGCTGCTGCTTCGGCAAGTGGAATTCTTGTTCCTCTTGACATCCTAAACCCCTACACCAACTGACATCAAGTTCCATTTACCTAAACTTGCAAACCATTCGAAAAGCATAGTCATATTCTTCCCAAGTGTTGTGGTCGTTGGCAGAGCGGTTCCAGCTTTTGCCACATAATTAGTCCCAAAAGAAAGTGCCCGAGCAAACCCATTGTCCAATAATCGTATTTCCATGAGTTCCCCATCAGCAGGTATGCTATAAGAGTGATTGGCTATTGTCAATGGCTGTGACACCGCCGTTACATCGAATATATCGAATGTTGCAATCTCGGGCGTAAGACTCGCGCCTACGCTATTCACAGTGTAGACTCTCGGCTGCTTTCTTTTATTTGTTAAAATATTCGTGCTTGAAATGGTCGGGACCACTATGCCACCCATCGTAATTGCATTAGTGCTTTCGATATCAGTAGCCCATAATTTCGCTAACCTTGAGCCCGTCGCCCCTATGGTTTGCGGAGTTGCTTGAGAAACTAAAATTGCACCTGTCAGGGACGTTAAATATCCCGCGCTCGTCCAGGGCGTTCCGACTACCAGTGTTCCTGATGTCGAGGGTAATGTCAAGACAATGTCTGTTCCGGCGACCACGTTGGGCTGTAAGGATACATTCCCGGATGTCGAACCCGCTAAACGAATCACACCTAATTTTGTGCCTGCCAGTCCTAAATCTAATAGTGCGCCCGGATTAGCGTTCCCTACGCCCAGATTACCACCATTAAAAAACGAGCCGCCGCTTTTTGCTAACTTTATAAAATTAGTGCCGCCATCGGTCAGTGCAAAAAATGCTTCCAGAAAAGTATAATACGTAGCACCATCTCGACCGATATATAGCTGATCGTAGGCTGGCATTATGTCCCAGTAATGTGTGTCTGCGCTTTGTTCAAGTCTTAGACCGCCAGAACCATACGCCACGCTTCCTGCCTTAAAATGGAGCTTCCCTGTCGGGTTGCTTATACCGACTCCAATATTGCCGGTTGCTATGACATTACTTACATCAAGATCTGTTGCCCATAGTTTCGTTAAACGATTTGACGAGTTTCCTATGGTCTGTGGCGTAGTCTGAGCGGTTAATACGGCTCCCGCGAGGGAAGTCAGATAAACATTCGTATCTAATGCAAAGGTATTCGCACCCGTCATCTTGACAAATGATGTCGAAACGTATGTAAGTCCCGCCAATGAAGACAAACCCACCGAGGCTACTTGTCTGCCGGAGAGATCTACTGTCAAGTGGGAAGCTGCTGTGCCCGCGCCTGATAAAGGGCTGTCTGCTACGACTCCGGTTAAATATGCCCCCGTTCCTTGTTTCGTTGCTAATTGATCGTATAATAATTTTGCACTCGGATACTGAGCATCGGTGGAAGAGCCTGAAATCGAAGACACCTTCCTGGCGACATCTTCCGGAACATAAGTAATGTTCGAGTTAAGCGTATTCCAATTCGCAGCTGTCTGACCTGGGTTATTCGTATTGGCTATTATCGAGTCACCTATCTGGATTGCAGATCCGCCCAAAGTTCCGGCAGTGGAAATAACCCACATGTCGCCTTTCATAATTGCGCCAGCCACTCCTGAACCCGTGCTGGTCAGAGAAGTCGGATACGCATTCCCAGAGGCATTATAACCGCTACGATAGTTGAGCAACCCGCCTATGAGATTATCTGCGTAATTTTTAATTGCTTTTACACTCGGGTACTTAGTATCGGAGCCACCATCCCCTGCTATATCTATTGACTTGTTGGAGAGATCTTCTTTCCCAGCGATATCACTCGCTAACAGATAAGAGCCGGCATTTTGTTTTCCATTCCAGTTTGATTTATCCGCGTCTGTTACCAGCCCATGTGTTGAGTCCGCCGTTAATTGAGACAGTGCAGTCGGCAATGTCTGATCTCCAGTGTTGCTACCGCTCAAAGTGGTTATACCGAGCTTACCCTTAATTGATTCTGTGGTTTCAACGTTTGCGGATATTCTGTCGTCAACTTTCTGATCAGTATAATACTTATGAGTCTCACCTTCAGTGATGTCATCAGTATTCAGACCGTTGACCAAAATAAGGGAGTCGGCTGTGATACTACCGGATACGTTGAGATTGGCTTCAAGGAGAACGCTTTCTCCCACCATATGCATGAGTGCCGAGTTCGCATTATCCACGCTATAAAATTTTAGATGATTTCCATCGAATAATGAAACGGGCTTCATGTGCTTCCTCTTTATAAATTAAAAGCCGGTCCGCTGGGGGAAGACAGACCGGCACTCATACAAGACGGCTTATTCAGCCACCTCGCTTTGAACTTCTTCTAATACTTCCGGAATAGGAACTACCGGCACCACTTCAGGTAAAACCGGTTCTACCTTATCGAAAGTCACCGAAATTTTCTTTCTTTCTTTAGGTTCGGCCTCGGTATCACTCTGATCGAGGAAATTACCAAGCTGGAAGAAGTCATCAGTGTCGAGTTCCGTTATTCCTTCGAGATCCTCTACTGTGAACGGAAAAATGTTTGAAAGCTCTATGTCATTACCGACCAGCTCTTTCATATACTTCTGCCATTTTTCGTGGTCTATGATGTCATAGCTACCTATACCGACTTCTTGAGGTGCTTCGCCCTCTTTCACAACCTTCAATTCGGTTTTTTCTTTACCGACTAATTCAAGGATCTTTTTCTTTTCCGTGTAATAGTCAACCAAGTCTGGCTGAATTTTCTTTATGATTCTTCCCAGCTTGTAAGTCGCCTTAAACGAAAGTTTGTGCTCCTTGCTGAGTAAATCCAATTTTGTTAAGGCTACTTCCGCCTCAATGAGTGCGCCCAGTTTCATCCTGATCATCGTATCATCTCCTAAGTTTTTCTTGTATGAGTTGCGCCAGAAACCTATCCGGCATTTATTATCGTAGACGACAAGTTAGAAACTGAAGATGTCCGTTACAACGCAGGACGGCCATATTAAGTGCCAATAAGGACAGTTGGGAAGCTAAATGCCGAAAAACGGGGCGTAGGTCTTGGGAACTGCAGAATATGTCATGACGAGCTTTATCCTGGTCGCTTTTAACTGAATGATTTCTCCCAGCGTGGCTGGAATAAGCATGTTCAGTTTCAGATGGATCTTCCTATCGGAATACTGTGCCGCACTCGGTACGCTGATAGCGCTTCCCACAGCATGCTTCCATCCTGATGCTGGATCGCCAAGTGTCAATATGCTCGGCTCGTTCTTCCAGGCATTGCCGCTTGTTCTTGCCCTTGTCGGATGCTGCACGGCGACCAAATCCGTGGTAGACGTTCCCTTGACTAACTGAAGCGGACCAATTCCCGTTTCGGAAGCATTAAAATACAATGCGCTAAGCTTACCCCTCTTATGCATATACCATCTGCCGTAAAAGGACGCAGTAACGGAAGTTACTTTGGAGCCGAAAGGCACTCCAAGATCCTCCCATATACCCTTCCACTCCCAAGATGGACTGGTACTTACTGCCGAGCCATGAGCCCCATTCTTGCCGTGCGCCGCCAGAGTTCCGTACCAGATGCCTGAACCTTCGCCAGAACCCGGATGATCGGTTCTATGCGCTACTTTTCCCCTTCCGCTGCTTCTTTTCTTATACTCCAAGCCTATACCTTCGGTGGCATTGCCCGTCCACCCTTCGGCGTTCGCTGTAAAAAGAAACAATTTCGTTTGTGTTGACATAATTTAATCTCATCAGGCAGTGTCCCTAACACGCGGTTCTACCGTGTTACACGGACCGCGGGTTGGGGACATTCCTGAGTTAATTCACCGTATAATAACCTAAATAATTCGTTCCGTCGTATATGAACGAGCATGAGAGATTCCCACTACTTCCATCAGGCGCTATTCCCCCCGCCCACCTAATGTTGCTTGGAAACGTGATAGCGTCTATTGATTCAGAGGCCGTGAATAGCAGGATATATCCAGCGCCCACCAAGGGGTTCTTAAACGTCAGCGAATACGTCATTCCGTCTGACGCATTAGTTATTCGCTGTTTGTTACCATTATTCCAGTCTACGATTGACGTTCCTGTTCCCATTTCGTACAGACCATCAGCATGCTGTCCTTTGAATATCACCGTTTTGGTGAACACTGCGCATACTTCCGGCTGAACATCCGTGAAGTAATTCGAGCCCCGAGACGTTATAAACATACCTGTGTTCGTAGTGTCGATGTACTTCGAATAGTCACCATCCTCATATATGTATACTCTATATACAGAAGCTCCCGCCACAGCACCCCAACTTATATGAGCACCATGAGGGTACATGCCGAAGTTATAATTAACGCTTCCGGAAACTACTCCCCACTGACCATCTGCCGACTTCGCCTGAACCTTAATATGACCTGTCGCAAAGTTTCCCGAACCCTCTGCACCATCCGATACAATGGCTACTCCCGCCGGGGCATCCATCGAGACCACTGTAAGTCCTCTGGGCAACAAGGACGTCGTGGTAATCGCTGCATTTGTCCCCAAATTCATGGCTCCTTCGATAGCGCCGCTACTCATAAATCTTAGATCGTTTAGTCCCACGGGATTCCAGGATCTGTCATTTGTAGAACCGATAAGAATTCTCGCTCCTGCAGTTCCCGTCCACGCATCCGTCCCTATGTTAAGAATAGTATCACCGTCTGCCCATATGTTAAACTTAACCGCCGTTCCGACCAAGAAACTAATTGCGGATGAATTCGACCAGCTCGAGCCAGCATATAACGATACGTTATTACCTGTCATCTTTATCCTTGCACCACTGCTGGCCGTCTGTATTGTTCCGCCCGTTATCGTAGCCGTCGAGTTTATACTTCCGGCAAGGTTCAAGATTCCAGTGTTGCCGTTGTAAAACAAATTTGTTCCGGTGGCACTTCCAATAAAAGCTCCGAAGGCATTATTCGATGGATCTTGACCGATGTAGAAGCCAGCTCCTAAAACTACATTTGCAGAAATAGCCGCTGTGCCACCCTTGACGTATAGGTTGTTCGTTAAGTTCGAAAACTCAAGCAATGTTGCACCCGAGCCTGTCGATAACGTATGCGCTCCAAGGGCAAATCCACCTATCGCTCCTGCTGTAGCCGTTACACCACTGGCATTTATCGAATAATTCGTTCCCGACAATCCAGATGAATTCAGCGTGACATTACCTGCTATCAGAGAACCACCGCTGAGGGTGATACTGCTTCCCGTTACCGATATTGCGCCGCTGAAAGCAGATGCACTTGTAACATTAAGAGAACCATTTACATTAGCTCCCGTTAGGGTTGCCACTCCGCTTGTACTTACACTGAAATTCGTACTTGTTATCCCAGAGGCATTGAACGTAATGCCGCCGATGGTACCGGATGCACCTGTTATGCTTCCCGTGAACGTGCCAGATGCGCCTGATATGTCACCCCTGAACTTAGCGTTACCACTGCTGTCGATGTAGAAGTTCTTTGCTGAAATCCATCCAGACGAATTTAATATTACGCCTGCCGTTGTGTAAGCACCATCAGATCCACCTGCTAAGTTGCTTGACCATATTGACTGGTAGCTAAATGCGAAGCCAGCTAAACGGTTATACGAATGATCTCCTACTGCAGTACTCACTGTATCTGAACTTAATGCGAAGAATTCATTTCCGTTATGGTCCATCATCTGAAGACCATAATAGCCGGTCTTGACAGAAGTTGCGCTTGCAGCCAGTTCTCCCAAAACCAGATGTCCCGCGTTATTGCTTTGTCTCCATACCTGGACAATTCCTTTCAGTATGATCTCCTGACCGTAAATCGTTCCTGTCCCGGTCGTATTCGCATTATTGAAATACATCGTATTGCCGGTGTTACCAGCAGTAACTCCATTGCGCAACATAGACGTAGTGAAATCCCAGCCCGCAATAACAGCTTTCTTGACATTGTTCAAATAGCTGAACTCGATAAACGGACTTGCATTATTGTAATCGAATATCCCGAAACCATGCTTTCTGGTCGTAGGTGTTGTTCCAAACGTCCAGTTATTCGAGCCATCCTTTGCTATCGGGAGCTCACCGAAATACATATTATATGAAACAACGCCTGTATCCACCGAGAGAGAAAGTCCAGCCCCGTAAATGTTCTGACCGTATCCTGTTCCGCCGTGTTCATTTGCAAGAGATACCCATCCCGCACCGACTCCAAGCGCCCATCCCTTATAGATTCTGCTCGCATCGATTGTCCAGCCCGCCGCCGTTACTGTTGTATTGGACCAAGTCAGAAAGTTACTGGCTCCGAGCCATCCCGAATTTCCTGTTATCTGGGCATAATTCGATACCAACGTAACCGTACCATCACTTGCGTATGAGATTCTATTACCCGCCGTTGTACCTGCCCTAAAGTTTCCGCCACCATCTAACCACAAACCTATTCCTGTGCCGAAAGCTGTTGCCGAGCCAAGTGCTATCGAACCAGTTGACGCACTTGAAATTACAATCGTCGATGTGGACAAATTAAACGTGCTTGCTTTCATGCTGAGTGCACCGGACACGTATTTCAAGTAAGACGCATCTGAAGCAGTCCCGACATAGAAATCAGTTCCATTTATCCATAAGCCCGCATTGGTCGTATCGGAGGCTACGGTTTTCCCACTTGCCAAAGTAAAACTTGACGTTTTAATAGACACGACACCTGTGCTGATAAATTTCAGATATGAAGTTGCATCCCCGGCATAGAATTCCGTTACACCCGAGTTCCTGGCAATCCAGAATCCCGCTGTGGTATCTGAATACGAGGTCTTACCTGTACTTATACTTGCTAAATTGGTATCTCCATAAAGCTGGATCTTGCTACCGGCCGTCGGACCTACCGTAATAACCGAACATGTAGCCGACACACCACCATCTAATACTATTGCGCCTGCCGCCAAAGAAATTTTCTTATTTACGGAGTCAATGACCAGATCATCTGTGTTGGCGACCAGACTGAATACACTGGCTTTAATAGTCGTAGCTGTCGGAGTGACTTTTATGAAGTCCGTTCCTGAAGACGTAGCCATGCCCGCCCTGAAATTACCATTGCCATCTGCATAAATCCCTACTCCGGCATCAACTGAAGCGGCTGAACCGATTAGTATAGTCCCTGCCGATAAACCAGACAACGAAATGGAAGAACCTACGAAGATTCGTGTGTTGGCAGCATCAATCTTAATTGTATCCACAGCAGCTGTCTGAGCTGCCGTCGATATGAAAACCTTGCTTGCCGATGACAGAGTGGCTGTATCAAAGTCCCATCCCGCTAAACTTGCTGTACCATTTAATCTAAGTGCAAAAGATTCACCACCACCTGACGTGTAGCCAAACAATCCTGATGTCAGGGGAACGCCTGTATTCGTGAGCTTTAACGCAGAGACTGCTGTTCCCGTGATATTCCCTATCATGATTGAACCGTCCGCCAAACCGATAGTATGCTCTGCGCTTCTTATTCTCAATCCATAATCTGCTATCGACACGACCGGGTTCTGCATCGTACCGCCTATGCCGCCGGCGCATACCCACATTCCGTATTCCTCATCATTCTCTGTGATTTCTTTAAGAGACGCTTCATCTATCTCAAGCCATGAACCAGCAAACGAAGTTAAGCATACTCCCATGAAGAACCCTGGACTTGTCGCAATGAACATGCCGGTTGCACTTTGGCAACTACCAGTATTCACCGGATAGTTGACATATACTGCACCTCCCTGTGCTTGAATACACATTGGATAGGACGACCTGTATTTCATTGAAAACGAGTATTTCTTGCCTACCGTTAGTTGGTTCGTCGGACCATTCATTATGCCCCACCAGCCTCCTACTCCGCCTGAAGTGCTGGTATCAAGATGAACCCTTTGCGCATTTCCGGTAAAACCATTACCTGACGTGAGACTATAGGTGACAGTAAATTTTGCGCTATCGTATGTAGCTACAAATCCATCAGCCAGTCCTGGCGTCACGTTAGTACTATGCATCCAGTCTGTGCCATTCGTAATTAGCTCGGGACCATAAGTTATTGCACTACCTGCATCGGTCGGCTGAAACTGTGACGGGATTTTCTGTATCGTTCCGGTTATATCTTCGACCTGAAAACCGCAGGAATAAACGCTGAGCGGTAGAATCGCATCTTCATATAAAATCGCTCTATTCTGGTAAATACCAGTATCCGAGGACGAAGCGAAGTATGTTCTATAAAATCTCTTCCACTCAGTAGTGATCGAAAGCGGAGTGGTGCCTGACTTGTAAACGTTGTCGGCGATTCTATTCAATCCCAGCATCTGCCCATCTGTATCAGTATATGCACTCGACGCTTTAAGCCAGCAACTTATAAGATACGTTCTGCCCGAATAAATCTGGATGCCTGGCGAGGAATCAAGATAAATTCCGCCTGTTCCGCCCGTAGTTTTATTTAACACCTTATAAGGCAGATCCGAGTAGCCGCCATTAGCATAACAGACTGCGGTTCCTGTGTCCCCACCCCAGCCGAATCCCGTTGACGGATCACATGTATAAACCGTACCATAAACGTGGTTCGAATAATCTGAATAAGGGGCGAGATTTCTCGTAATCCTTCCCGCCATGAAAGTATTACCTACGCCCCTGATGTCTCCCGCTGTCAACGTACCGGCTATACTTACATTTTTTTCCGCAAAGAGATTTTGCGTCCATAGACCATAGTCCTTCAAGGCTCCAAATACAGGGGACGTTATACCCGCCAGATTTCCCAATCTTGACTGTACGGTGGGACTCATTAGCGTATTCCACTCTTCATCATAATCGTAATCCCAAGTCACTATCTGGGAATAAGGACTATTGCTACCATTATTACCATCGATGGCTGACACTTCATAATAACCGTTTCCCGCGGCACCATAGTCAAGAGCCAGCGAACCCTTCGTGAACGTTATTGCAGATGTGGGGTACTGGAACGGTTGAAAAAGATATGTCTGCGTCCAAGGTTTCGGATCTGCGCCACTTCCATATCTGCTATCGAAGAATACCCACCCATACATATCGGTGACATTCAATCCGCCACTTATCCGCGACTGGACTCTGAATCTGACCACATCATTGTCTTCGAAAACATTTCCTATAAAGCCGTCGAACTCTTCCACAGTGACGTAATAATCGCCCCAACCATCATCTCCATCTCCAGGAACATAGACAAAATTAACAGCTAGTTTCGCGACTGATTTGCATATCATTTGTTCGCCTGCCAATGTCTGCTCTAAATCGGCGATAAAACTTTTGACGTGCAACTGATCAGCATAAATCGACCTGAAATCGGCATCACCATGCTGGGTTATGCGATAACCTGTTGTCTGAGAAGCGAAATCATTCTTGCTAATTCCGCCACAATTTGTTAACGCTGAGTCTGCGGTACTCTTAATCGTTACGATGCCCGCACTACTAATGGTCAGCAACTGGTCGGTATCATTTGCTGCGCCTATATAAAAATCACTGCTATGCAAACCAATACGCCACATCCAACCGCCTGTATCGGTGTTATACAGTCTTATGTATGGAACCGCTGAAGTGCCTGTCCCTTGTGATACTCTAAGATCTCCATTGACATCCAGCTTAGCGCCAGGGTTCCTGCCAATGCCGACATTACCAGTATTATCTATTGATATCCTTGCCACACCAGCTGTCTCATCATTTATCGTGTAATACGAGGCGGTCGGATACATTGACCAGTTATGCCCTGACGTATTGTCCATACGGATTGCAGATGCCCACCCACCATTTCCGGAAATATGGATCTTGGCTGTTGCTGCTATAATTCCCAGACCGAAATTACCTGTCGATGTAAGCGCTGCTAATACCGTCCCTGCCAGACCACTAAAACTATTTGACGTGTCCGTAGCGAAAAGCAAATTGCCTGTACTAGCTTGAACAAGTAACGAATATCTTCTTGCTGCTAAACTTCCATCCTGAATCAAATTTATTCCGGCATCATAAGCACCCTTGTAGTTCTTTGCGGAGAAGACTCCATTATAACTATCTGCCTTCATACAGAACGACGCACCTGAGCCATCTGATGCATTATTCCCCTCGAAAAGTGCCACATTACCGCCTGCCGAGCCACCCCTAACTTCCAAATGATAGGTGGGGCCGGAGAGTCCAACGCCTACGTTGCCACCATTCGCATTCAGATATGAATTGGCGGTACTTCCACTTATCCAGCTACCTATGTTTGCTGTGCCGCCATCATAAATTCTTAGCCCGCCCGAACCATTTCCATAGCCGACGAAGACTGAACCAGTGCCTTTTGCTCTTACTATTATATTATCATTGGCAGAGGGACTTATCGTTCCAATATACCCGCCACCAGTTATACTAACCCGAGTGGCACCCGGTACTCCGAAATAAGAAGTTCCATTCACCTCCAAGGTAACCGCTGGAATACAGCCGATACCTACATATCCTGCATTCGTAAACGTAACTAACTGGGTATCCTGTGCTGTGTTAAAGATCTCGATGTTCGAGTTGAAGCCTGTCAACAATCTTAAATTATTCGAAGCCGTCAGTTTAATCAGGGGGACTACGGTTCCCGATGTATTCTTGGATAGCAAGCCATTGTTATTCGGGATGAATATCTCACCATTAACATCCAGCTTGTTATCCGGAGTCATTCCGATTCCAACTTTACCAGCATTCGTAATCGTAATGTTCGCCCCTGCAATAATGGTTGCATCATTGTAGTTGGCTAATCCGCTCGCATTTCCGATATATAAACTTCCCGCTGTCTGAGCAATGAACCCTTCCCTATTACCATAATTGAATAACGATACAACCGCCGCTTTATTTGCACCGTGCCCCATTACCCTTACAGTATTCTGGGAGTCGTTATCCCCGACATGTAATCTGGTCGCTGCATCTGGACGCCCTATGCCCACACCAGTATTGACGATTGTCAGTCTATAGTCCGAACCGGCGGCATTGTGAAAATAATGAGTATCACTCTCGTAATGTAACTCCGAGTCACCGAACCTGATCATTTCTCCCCAGCCCGAGATCGTGACATCCCCGTCATTCCCATTAGCTCCAAGGTCATGCACTTCTAAATATCCCGATAGTCGAATGCCACCGTCCACATCCAGGGCTACAGCTGGCGACATCACATTGATACCGACACACTCGCCTTGTACGATAAGCGTTGGCGACACGCCATTAGTTCCGAATAAAAGTCTTCCCGACGTGTTCCGATATGCTATGTCCCCGCTTTCCGAGTCGTCGAACCAATGTCCTGGGATTTGCACATAAGCAATCCATGCATCTGCACCCGCTCCGCCACTGCCTATGCCGGATGGGCCGGTGGTCGGCATATCTATCCACATGGCATTGCCGTTAAACGTTGAAACTGTCAACTTGTGCGTGCCAGTGCCGAATACAGCATCCCCCGCAACCGCCAATGAAGTCAAGACTCCGACTGAGGTCAGATAGGATGCCAACACACCATTCCCCAAAGCAGTTGCGCTTAATACCTGGACGTTATTTATCTTGAATACTTTTCCGGTTAATAAGTTCCAGTTCTCACTCGCGGTCCAGTTATTATTCGTACTGTCCCACATAATCGTTTTGTCTATCGTACCCCTTAATGTCAGACCGCCTCCATTTGCTGTCGCATCCGTGGGCGTATTAACTGAGCCAATCTCAATGTTCTTGTCATCAACTGTTAAGGTCGTAGCATTGATCGTTACCGTAGTACCATTGACAGTAAAACAGCCACCTATGGTCAAATCATTTGTAATCGTCAGCGCGGAAAATGTCGGACTGCTCGTGGTGAGCAATGCTTGGTTCAAATCAAATCCATCCACCTGATCGGCGTTCAACCCCGTTACCAGATGTCCCCGTGCATTAGAATTCAGGACGAAGGGCGCAACAGGAGACGGCGGGTTTACATTTACAATTCCATTTATCGTAGCATCGTGCGCGGTAGTTAAATACGAAAAGGTGACGATACTTGTTGTAGCAAGTGCCTGGTTAATTGCGTCCAGATACGTCTTATTGCTGTGGACATGATGAATCGTCGCATCGCCTGTTGTGGCTATATGCGTATCTATTACTGAATGTGCATTTGTTCCGACTCCCGACAAATCCGAGTGATTTCTCGTAGCCATATCAGTCAGATTCGAGCCTGCCTTACTTATCTTAGTCCATGCTATTGCCGCAGCACTTGCAATATCCGCGTTGCTCAGCTGAGCTAACGTTGAGAGCACACCACTTGCGTCGGTTTTCAGAAATCCACTTACAAGACTGCTTAGCGTTATGCCGCCTGATACCGAAAGACCTCTTGACAGGCTGAAGATCGTTCCGTTGTAAGACAATATGCCCTGAACGGTGTTATCGAAAATCAGTTTGGTCAGAGAACTACCGCCTACACCTATTGTAAATATCGGACTCGTAGTCCCCATTAAATTGCTTGCCGCAGCGTAAGTGCTGCCTGCCAGGTAGATATTGCCTCTTACCGTGAGGGATTCCACTTCCACGTCCATTCCCTTAAAGACAAATTCGCTGGCACTCATCTTAAAATAACTTTGCGGCGTCTGATAAACCAGAAGTCCTTGTCCACTCAGAATAACTTTCGGTGCATACGCTGTCAGATATATCTGATCGACAAACAGTTCATTGTCAAAGTCACAGTCCTCTCCATAAACCGCATCTCCGCTACGGACCACAAATTCGAGCTTGAAGGCATTGGACGTGTGCTGAAAACTTATGGTGACATTATTCCAGTCGCTCATTATGTTCGAATACTCGTATTCGGCTAGATACGGATCTATAACGACCGTATGGAGCGTTCCATAGTTTAATCCCACCTTCTTTAACAACGTTCCGGTAGCCGAGTCCTTTATGTTTACATAAGCTTCGCCAGCCTGAGCACCGATAGCATTTGACTTCGCCCTGAATGAAAGGACATAAGTGCTCGCTGTTCCCGGAACACCTTCAGGCACCGTGGCTCCAGTCTTCAGCGCAACCGTTGTCAAATCATACGCTGCTTGTTCTTTTCCTGTACTCAAGTCCAAAGCGCCACCCGTAATCGTCGCACCACCCAAAACAAGAGCTGTTACATTCCAATACGAAGCAAGCGGGGAGAAAACTGGCAGAGCATTGGCACCCCTGAGAGCTGTCGGATCATCGAATATCGTTGTCGAGTCCGTAATTACTATCTTATTGCCGACTGTTATTCCGGTGGAGTTCAGAGCAATCGAGGGAGTCAGAAATGAGCCACCAAATCCACCTGAATTTGCCCATAACTTGCCTTGCTGTAATATAAAATTGGCGCTCTGCACCTGTATGTCCGAGCCATCCCAGTAAATTCCTTTACTCAGCGCGCCCGAGACTACCGAGCCTACTCTGAAAATTCCATTTGTCGAGTCGGACATAAAAAGACCATTACCAGCCAAAGCGGCTGTGGCATTAGCTGAGCGTAGGATTCCGCTGTAAGCTCCATCTGTACCCAATGTCAGGCAATGAGTTATAACCGCATCATCTGTTAAGAGCAGTCCCGTTGCTACTGTCTCGAAATATGCAAGGGCTGTCCAGTGTGTCAGATCGAATGTTCCGGTCGAGTTATCAACCTTGCAGAAATAATAAACCCAAGGATCTGTTATTAAAACTCTGTATCTAACTACATCTCTGAAATCATTAGTCGCGCGATATGTTTTCGCCGGATCGTAAGTTCCCCTATACGTTACGCCTGGTCCGTTAATTCCGTTAGCTCCTGCCGCACCTGTCGCCCCCTGTTTGGACTTTACAAAACTGAATCGTTTCGTAGTTACATATGTCGAGCCATCCAGAATGACAATATCCGCATAGCCCGTGTCGGCCGTAAACATGTCAATGGTTATCCGGGAGCCGTCTTCAGGTATGGCTGCGTTACAGCCGTAGGCTGACGAATCTTCCTCTGAGAATGTCGGCGTTATTTCATTGATGCCCTTGAAAAGCTGAACATCTGTGTAACCTGATGACGGTACCGGGTTATTGCCATCTTTATCAGTAGCAATGACCAGAACTTCATTTGAGAGAATTACTGAATAGGCTCCGGAGCCATCCGTTAACCGCGTAAGCGTTAGAACATCCATCATCGGAGTCATAACTCTTCCATCCAGCAATCCTTCTACCGTACAAGTTATTACAATCAGATCGCTGCTGAAATCCGTTGCCAGAACAGTTAGCGTTGACGTGTGTCCCGATTGAGTGACACCATTCTTTGTCCATATAAAATTTGTGGGCGAGATGTTCGTAACAGAACATGTAACAATCGTGGAACTTGGTGTTATCGAGCCATCTTCATAACGCTTGAAAATGCCGCCACAGTTCGAATTCAGTGCAATCGCCCCGAAACTCGTACCGCTTCCTACCTGGAATGATTCCCAATCTCCATCCGGTACTAACTTAGGCAGATACCCGCCACCGTAGAATCTTAATTCATATTTACCGTCGGGTATCTCGTCTTTCGGGACCACCAGGGAATACTTGCCATATAGTCTGGTTACGTCCCTTGCGACCACTTTCGCGAGGGCAGGATCATATATGACTACCTCTACGCCAACGTCCGGCAATCCATTGGAACCGAACTTCTGACCATAGATAATAACGGAATCGTCATTATACGTAATGCCTATCATAACGCACTATTCTCCCTTACTGAAGTGCTTAGCGGAATCGCATATATCGTTAATCGGCCACTGATGCCGCCTCTATTAAGCCCAGCTACTGCATCCCATACATCTGCAATTAAATTTCTTTCTCCGTGAGTCTGCGAGATTATCAAGTCCGCGTCATTAGTGAATACGCTGTCACTTGCATTGATCGTTGGTATCGAATCATACTGAGCCTCGTTTCCTTCCTGATATACCCTGAGCGTAACGTCCTCTCCCATGTGAGCATCGCAGTCAAAGTCGATTTTGATGAGCTGATAGTCAATGGGTAACTTATTTACTCTCAGGATCTGTCTCCCTCTTTTAGAACCGGCTATCAGAGCATCATGCGCACCTGTTGACGGCCATGTCGTTACACCGTTCATACTTCCAAGCTGAATAGTATTTCCATCCGCATACATTATCATGTAGTCTATCAATGTGCCTGATACGAGAATGCTGATAACTTCTCCGACCACTGCGCCGGGTAAGCTCGTGACACTATAACCGCCTGTACCAGGCACCATCTGAACCGTCACAGCTGAGATCACTCCTACATAATCATGAATCATTGTAATTACGCAACCGTAGCTTCTGATGTCAATATAAGACGATACGATAGGAACTGCATTAGGCGGTATTCCTGCCGAACCAGAGGTAACTGAACCTACGAGCGATGCCCCGACCTGCTGACCTGATATTAGCGGACGCACCTTGCAGCTATAAGTCGCAGATGCATTAGTCGATATCTGACATGTTTTTCCCGAGAACACCTGAGTCAGGTGATTCGCATTCGCAAAATCAGCCACTCCAGAAGTGGTGAAACATGCTTCGTATTTCTCAGCCGCATCCCATCCTGTAATCGCAATATCAAAACCATTCTTGCTCTGTGTCAGAGTCAACGCAGCTCCAGCGCTGTCGATATCCGGAAACTTAGCTAAAAGTCTTCCCGCCGGCAGCATAATATAATTTCCAGGGAGTCCGTTCTTTACACCACGTATATAAATATCATACAAAGTCGCTACTTCCAGCTCAAGCCATGTTTCCATTTTCGTATGATCGGTAGCATAGTCGGTGGTTCTCTCCACTCTGTCAGTAATCTGAGGCACTCCGCCTACTACCGGGACTGCTGCAATCTCATAATGATCTGCATTGAAATGTATCGTCGCAAACTTTGTTCCGGTTATACTTTTCGTCCCGAGACTTATCGGATCTCCATTCTCATCTTCCAAAACTAAATCGGTTGTTCCGTGTTCGGTTGCCCCGCTAGTCGTTACTTTTGCAGATAACGTGAAACCGCTTTCCGTATAGTAAACCCATGCGCCCATGAAGGCATCATCCAGAACTTCCACGCCGGTTATCTGAAATAAATCACCTGTCAGGACACCCTGAACAGTTCCCTCATAACCCCACGCCAGTTTCACCTTCAATCTGTTGGAATATGCCGATACCAAATCTCTTGCTACCAGCAGTCTATTTATATCATCGACATTCACAAGCTTAGTTCCTATGATGCTCGTAACTCTGAAATTAAAAATGTCTACAGGCGGAGTAGGTTTTAGTACTACTTCGACTCCGGTTCCCGCAGGACCGCCTACATAAAACTTCTTTGCCGAAGTGAACGTATCCGTATTCGGAAGGTGCATCTGACTCCAGATCTCTGCGACCAGACTTGTATTCGTAGTGTGCGGTACCGACCATTGAATAGCTCCGCTTATTACACTTGCTATTTGCAGGTGAAACACCGTGGACGTATCTGCTGGCATCGTAGCATTTCTTGAAAGGACTCCTGAATAAGTCTTTCCACTCACAGTAAACGTTGCAAAAATCTTATCTCCGTTTACCGCCGTACCAGATAGTGTCTGCGTAACGACATCAAGGTACATGTTCTTATACAGGATTCTTCCCGCCTGCGTAACCGTCACGGCTCCGGGGATTGCCAGATCTACACCGACGGACATTCCTCCCAATGCTTTATGGAATATCTCCTTAAACAGACTTTGACCAGCGTTAATGGCATACTCGGCATTGTCTGCCGCATCTTTCGCTAGCAAATTGATGAAGGCATCATTTAACGGATCTCCATCAGCCAGTTTGGATAACGGATTATGGTACGTATTATTCGGTGTGTAGGTATTCATCTCTCAATATTCCTTAGCATTAAATTTCGTTAAATTATAAGAGCCGTGGACGTGTCGTCCTTAGCGTCTCAAAGGGTACGCTATCAATCGATATATGTATCGGCGTGATTCTTTTTACTGCTTCTTCAAGCGATTTATTAAATATCGTATCGGAGGAATCATATCCCTCTACCTTTATTCTAAGAAGACTTTTAATCTCAGACAACGGACTCAGAAGATGGCTTTCCGCCAATAGATTTGAGCCAGCCTTCATGGGTACTCCTTCTGACTCGCCATCCATTCCACAAGTAAGCTGAATCAGTGTCGTTCCGAGCATGTAATTGTCGCCGCACTTGGGCCAGTATTCGTAAATCTCCGAGATGTCCGAATTTTTATCGTAACTGCTTATCAGGGTTTGAAAGGCGAGTCGCGTGCCTTTTCTATCAATCCATTTCGAAGCTAACTGAACAAATGCCTTTTGCTTGTCCATGAAATTTCTATCAACCTGGATATTAAAATTCTCCGCCATATCCGCTAGTTCGCTATCTCTTACCGTGGATCCTCTTTTGGACGCCAGAAGGTCATTTGCTGCCAACTTGAACATCGCCTGTGTTTCCGCCATGACATAAATGAACTTTTTCATGTTGTCATCAGCCGCATGATGAGCTGGTATCTGAGACATCATAGACTGTGCGATTTCTTCTGTACCCTTGCTATAAACAATATCCATCTGTTCCATTACATTCTCCCCGTAAAATGAATGCCGGTTTCATCCTGACACGATTCTTCAATGGTGACTGTCAGACTTGCTTTCTTAGGCGTTCCGTCCATGAAGAACTTCTGATATTCGATCTGGGCATCCTTTACAATGCCTGTAATAACGTTGTTCACCTTTCCTACTCTCGATAAGAACTTCATGAGATTCATGGTCTCCGGAAATATTACTCTCACCTGCGGAGGCGGCTCTACGGAGGTATCGGAATACTTTGGATAAGTCAATGCCCTCAGCCAGCCCAATGCTCTGTCAATGTCTATGTTGTAATTATCGACCTTTTTTATCGTGTCTGCCCCACTGTCCTTGTAATCGAATGCGTTTGTGTCAGACGGCTGGGGAAGCAATGCATTATTCACCGAGCCAAGAGACTCCCTGAAAAGCGTTATTGCAAAACTTATTGTCCTGCCGCCACCTGACTGCCACATCTGTAAGGGATGCGAACCTCCAGGAATCTGCTTGCTGTCCCAATTCGTAGAGTTTCCATCAGAGATCGTCTCCGGAAAGAACTGAAGGATCATACGATTGACGCCCTCGATGTTTCCCTTGACCATCTTAATCTTGATATTCGCCTTCTGACTTCTGTCCATGAATTCGATTTTAGTCGACATTACAGTACCTCGACCGTAAATACTTCATCCAGCGAACCGACACCCTTACTGATTATATTCTCACTTCTGGCCAATAAAAGATTACCATACTCATCGATTCCACTTTGAACGTTCTCTACATAACTTTCACCACCTGGAAGGTTAATACTCACGTTGACGCTTGCCGGCCCTTCTACCAGCTGTATAGCCTCATATATCTCCGAAAGATATAGCGACTGGTTGAAGTCCCTTCCCCTGACCAGATCAATCATAACCTGCTGAACGTTCCGCCTGACCTCATCCGCCACATAACCTTTTTTTACCCTGATGATCGCATCTAAACAGCACTCCACAATCATACCCATTCCCGATGTACTCTCATGCGTTACATTTATAAGCCTTCTTTCATCCAGGTATCCCGATAACTCTTCAAGCAAATCATTTCCAGGGGCTACATAAAAACCGTCCTTATCGTATGTCAATGCATAGACGACAACATGGTTAGCATTGCCAGTCGCGGAAATTATTCCGCTTACATATGATTTTATCTTTCCCACATCAAAACTTGCGGTCTGCAGGAATGTCTTGATCTCATTTAAGTCAGATTGCATCACCGTTAATTTCGCCGCATACATATCCCTGAAATTCTTTAAGGTCGATATGGCTGTATTCATCGTACTTACTGAAGTTGCGGCTCTAAGTTTCAGAGCGGAGATCATCGCTTGCGCATTATTTATCCTCACCGTGAGTTCTATATTTGTCGTAGTAATCATTATAATATTGCCTCTGATTGCTGAATGTTCGTAGATACAAGTTTGAGCGCATTTTCAATGGCTGTCAGCTGATCCCTTGTCGCCTGAACTTCACCCAACGCCGCTGTCATTACATCTATTAACTCCCCATACTGGTTTTCAAAATCATTATCCAGAATAATTTCATTTGCCCTGCCATCAATGACAGTCGAGATTGTCGCCACATCATTTATAAAACTTCCGATTATTGTCGCCAATGGTGAACCGTCATCGAGTCCTCTGATAACCTTAGCCTTGGCTTTGGCTATCCTCCCATAAGCTCCCGAGAATGTCGTAGCCAGAGTATCCCAGTCTTCCTGTGTAACCGCCCTATCAGAGGTACTGAAAAACTTCGGAGCATTAGCCTTGATCGATTCAAGTGATTCTGCATCTCCGCCACCGACTGCTTCCACTATGTTTGTTACCGTGAATTTCACCGTTCCTATTCCCCCTGGACCTGCAACTGTATCAACTGCTTTCGTAATTACGTTAGAAGCCACATTACCAGTCTTGCCCACTCCGATCCTCTTATATACTGTAATGACACTTCCTGCTTCAGGCACCATACCGGTGAGTCCGCTTCCGAAGATAACTTCCGGACTTTCACCGAGATAGTCTACCTCGAATTGTGCGAGACTTCCGAACTCCAGAGTATCGACCTCCGGCCATTCAGTTTCGCCCACAAACACCTTCACTCCCTTTAACATCCCCTTGCCCTTCGGAATTCCGCCAAGAATCATTATCTGATTCGATTGTCCCGAGCCTACAAAGGTTTCTACGATGGTCTCTCCCTGAATAACCACAACATCAGCATAAATATCTTTGAGTAGCGAGGTCATAACGACATCTGCTGCGGTCTCGAATATAATGCCATTGTCCGTTTTGCATTTCAAACCTTTTGGGAAGGTCACCGTGCCGTGTCCATCACCGATCTGCTCAGAGAGCGTCACTCTTATTTTAGAACCTGACGCCACCATCGGGGAGGGCTTATAATTCAAATAGCGTGACAAATCTGAAGCGCTTGAAACAAGTTTTGCGTCCTTCATTCTCAGTTCGTTTGCAATGAAATTCAGATACCAGGTCATTCCCTCCGACTGATATGACAACACCTCTACCAATAACATTCCTAAATCACTTGTAACGAAATTGTTGAAATCATCACCGAAATTTTTCTTTATCAGACTCATTGCCTCATCAGTATAAGTCCACATATCCTTGGCTAAGAAATTCTTTCTTAGAAACGAATCTCCTGTCATTCTGGAGGAGTCGCTGATTATGCTTCGGTCTTCATACACCTGCCAGTTTGCTATCTGATAATCAAGGACGCCCGCCTCTGCATGTGTGCCGTCAAAATCATCTGAGGTCGGAGCAATCGTAAATGTACCTCTGCCCGTACCTTCATTTGAAGCACCGCCCACTATGACATACACTCCCTTATTAAGTCCGCTGAGCACATGTAATATCTGCCCGATATATTGATCCGCCTCCGAAACTCCATACGTGGCGACTATAAACGAACCGCTCGATATATCCGTGAAGGTTAGTCCCGTGTAACCGTGTCCGCTGGCTACTCCACCACCGAGTCCGAGACATATGTAAGCCTTGTCGCCCTGGAAGCCTTGGTTCTTCAGGTTACTATGTAAGTTCATGGTAAGTCCGCATAATGCATACACAACCGGAGCCTGAACAAACGTGGTGTCTTCTACTATTGTTAAAATCATTATTTCCTCGGTAGTGTAAATGTTTCTTCAGTCTGTCCTTTTTCGCCCAGGTACTCGTAGTTAATCGTAACCACGACCTCTCCATCCTCACTTTCGATTACTATATCATCTGGCATTACTTTCGCTCTTGGCTCATATTTCTGAATTGCACCAAGAATTTCTGACTTCAATTCGGATTGCAGAAATTCGCCATCATTTTCAAAAATCAGTTCAAGTATATTCGTTCCAAAATCGGGGCGCATTATTCTCTCCCCTTTTTGAGTGAGCAGAATTTCCCTAATGGACTCACCGATCAAATCGGTATCAACATAAAACGGTGGTATCCCGCTTACGCCTGCATCGAACGTACTTCCAAAACCTTTTATTATACAGTCCATGCCCTTACAAAACAGTTTATTTACTTAATGCAATCAATTTCACTTAACTAATTCTTCCCGCCGAACCCTTTATCGTACCTGTCGCTTTTCCTGGCGCTGACGTAGCTCCGGCTTGTGCCGCAGCTGAACCAGTTGTCGTAACCGCTATGCCCGCTGGGACCGATATGTCCGCTGGATTTACTTCGATCTCCATTGCCGCCGTAACATGTTCAATGACCGCTTTTGCTATCGCATTGCTATCCGCTTTCAATCTTGCCTTGACAGCTGCTTTAGTGCCAGCATCTTCTACAGCATCTATTTCACTCTGCATAGCTGCAAGTCTGTTGTCCAAAATCATCGTCGTTAGCTTAGAAACATCGAGAGCCATTTCATTAACCTTCTTTATTCGATAAAAACTTATCTTTCATTGACTTGAACTTCTGAACAAATACCGTAAGAGCTGCTGGAAACATTGGAACTGGCGCTGCCATATTGCCTACTCCGATATTCGCTTTGTTATCATCTACCCATTGTAGATACTCTTCTCTTACGATATACTGCCCGTTCAGCTTCACTCCGTCCTTAGCCATAATAAACGTATTTCCATTGTTATCTGCAATCTTAATTCCATCTTTATCCGACATATACGCATTGCCAAATTTGTCTGTGAGCGATACGCATTCCGCATCCTTTTTGTCATCCATTTTCAGGGCATGCCCTGATGGCGTAAGCACCCTTAAAAAATTTTCCTTATTCTCATCATTTTTTTCTGAGAACATAATTTCATAGCCGGTCGTTGTTCTAATTCCCCTTACCGAGGGCTTCTTGGTCTGTAAATCTCTGAAGGGAACGACCGTATCCTCATTCCAGAAGCCACCATCGTAAAATGGTCTGCCATAGTCGCCATCAATGAACGTAACAAATACGTATGCCCCTACTTCCGGTGGGAAAAACTGTCCCGAACTATTACCTATGAAATTACTTTTCGGCGGTATCCACAGATCCATTGGGTTACTTGCATTGTTTTCGCTTCCAGGGAAAATCATTCCATAAAGCCTCACACAGCCGGTCTTCATCGGATCTTCATTGTCGGTCACTATACACATATAATGGCCATAGTACCTGCCCGTAACATGTCCTAAGCCATATTTTCCTATCTCACCGATAACCTGTCTTAATAGTTCTAACATGTTTCAAATCCATTTATCGTCAGCTCCATATCGTAACTACCTACTAACGAGTATTTAACTCCCCTAACCAGATGCGGCCTGTTAGTCAGATCCTCCGAAGGAGACAGAAATCTTGCATTCCATCCGTAGGGGAAAATTCCAGGATATATAAGCGTAGTGACCTTTACTTCGAATGCTCCGACTTTGGTGTCCAGCGGAATCGTTTTCTTTTCATCTACAGCCACATAGGACTGACCGCTGACTGTGGGCGCTACCCTGGGTACTCTGTTCAAACGTTCATCATAACTTTTTCTCGTCCCGCCGCCTCCGAGCATATCGTCCTGAATTTCAGGCATCCTCGTGGCTTCATCAATCTTTACCTGAGCATCTATTTTCTTTCTGTCTGCCGCTAACTGACTGATGGCTATAGCATCATATGAATAATTCAGAATCGGCAGAATAATCGCATCTGACTTGCCAAACTTCAGGTTGGCGGGCATAAGTTCTCTATCCACCAACGTCAGCTCCTTATTCGCTTTGTAATTTCCAGACAGACTAAGGTCCATCAGTGTCACTTCCAGTTTTCCCTTCGGTTTTACCGTGACATTATATCCGATATTAGCTTTCTTCAGGATGTCTTTGAACCACGCAGAGAATGTAGTCGCTACGGGCGTACTCGCTGCAAGCGGCTTTATCTGGGCTAAGTCCTGACTCATGGGCGAGAACGTAAGGTCATAACCCCTTCCTCCGAACTGCCATCTGAATAATTGCTCTATCGTTGTACTTTTGGGAAATACAAATTCGTTTACAAACGGAACCTGTACCCGCGTTGTTACATTTTTCTCTAAATCGCCCAGAAAGCCACCAACTCCACCGAACGCCTGAATAGCCATAGAGCCTTCGAAGCCTCCTGTAATCTTCGGGAGAGCTGTGAGCGTGAATCCTATTAACTCGGACATGATCTCCGGGTAGTAGCCAAACTGGACATATACATACTGGCAAAAATCGGGATTATTATTAACGAACAATTTCTTCGCTCTGTGGATCGCCTTCATCGGAAGTTCCATCGTGAAATTCAGCTCCGGTACTTTCTCAGACTGAAAATCCATATCCATACTCGTGACGAAGGGAGCGCCCTGAAACGTCTGGGGATTAAGTTTCTGCCCCATGTAATCGAAGCCATCCATGTCCCTGAGAACCTCATACAACAGTTTCGGAACTTCTGTCGCGGTCTTAGCCACATAGAGATATACCATCGGCATCGACATTATCATTGTTTCAACTCCATTAAATAACTGACCAGGGTTTCAAAAGCCGGTATCCGGATCTTCAATCCCGCATATAGCTCTGTATTTTCTAATTTGATATCATTAGCAAGCGCAATGAACCAGTTAAAGTCAGGCGTGTTATAAAACTTCTGCGATATCTTTCCCAGATTATCATGTGGACCTACGCCATAATAAGTATCGGCATCGTTTATCTTGACATCTGGATAAACTCTAAATGGTCTGAACTGATAGCCTTCCAGTTGCACTCCATCGTTATATGCTAACTGCGATGTATAATTCATTATTTTACTCCATTCATGATAGCATCTTGTTTCTGATTCTTGGCATCAGTTCTGATTGCCTTTAGTAATCCTTTTTCATCTATCGTAATCGAGAGGGACATTCCATTCTGAAGTCCTTTCAACGTGTTCGTTAAATCCAACATCATCTGCTTGGTCTGTGGATCGGTCTCTTGCTGATGGAACGCATTACCTTGCACTCCCACAATCGCTGGGGAACCATCCGGAGGCGGAGCAGTGCTCGTAGTCGTGACAGTTCCAGAACCCACCGTCTTGGTGTTATCCGCTACAGCCGCATTGATGGTCGGCGGGGGCGGTGTTCCCATGGTGTAATTCGCAAGGGACTGGTCAAACGCATTACGTCTCGCAGTGGTCGAACCATCTTTGTAATCTGGACGATTCTGTATTCCTCTGAAAATATCTCCTTCGGTCAGATCTCCTATACCCTTATTCATACCGGAAGCTATTCTTTCAATCATCGGGATAGCTCCATCATATCCACCTTTCTTACCAAGTCCATACTGGTTGGCTAGATCTGCGAAAAACATTATCGCCTTCTCATCCCTGAGTCCTAAACTCTTGCCTGCCTCCACATATTGATTAACAAATTTCGTTTGCAGATCTTCCTGGACACCGGCGTACTTTGATGCCATGCCTTTATCGTCAAACAAAGACTTATAATTAGCTGTGTCCTGATCGGAGAATGTCTTCTTACTCCAGTCTCCATTGAGCATGCCCTTTCCCATCTTGTTATCGAAGTACGTGGGATCTTGCTGGCGCATTTGACTGAGCATCGCCTGAGCATTTGTACCATGCCATTGCATTTTTCCAAGAGATACAGAGCCATTATCATTCGGGTTCACCGAGTTAAGACCGCCTTCCATCCTGGAAATCATAGCTGAAGTGTCAGCTATATTCACATTCGTGGTTCCGCTCGGACCGGTCGAAATTCCTAGCATCTTCTTTACCCACTCTGGCATAACATCGACCACCCACTGAAATGCTTTTACAAACATTCCCTTTATGTTCGACCAGCTGAATATTCCCGTAATCGTATCCCATGCTGTCTGGAAAGGAGATGCTATCGCATTCGCTATCACTGAGCCTATTGACTTTATGCCCTCCCAAATGCCATTGAAGAACGTAGATATCTTAGTCCAGGTAAACATACCTTTGTCACCGAACAAGAAATTGAAAATGTCTACCCACGGCTGTATGTAGAAATCATAAAATATGCCGCAACCAACCTTAATCCAATTCCATAACGTGTCGAGACCTATCTTAATTCCGTCCCATATATCGGAGAAGAACTTCGAGACTACGTCCCAATGTTTTATTAGCTCGTATGCTCCTACTCCAAGAGCCACGACCGCCGCTATTACTGCAGCTATCGCTATTGCTACCCATCCCATCGGACTTGCTAAGAATGCTGTGGTCTGCGCCCACAATGCTGTTACCGACGCCCATACGCCCCCTACGAAGGTCGTAATGCCTTCCCATGCAGTCGTTGCCATCGAAATTCCCCAGGCAATTATTTTCTTTGCATTGTCTAATATCATTCCACCGAACTTTCCTACTGCAGACCATGCATCTCCAATCGCACCCGAGAATCTATTCAACGCTCCCATACCCTTGAGAACTGCTCCGCCTAAATTATCCACGATACTTCCGGCTAACTGAACCACCGCACCTGAAGCTTTCTCAGCGAATGCCACTGTACTTGCGATTCCTGCCGATACAACTGACGCCGTGTAAGCGATAATCGCCGGCGTTAGCACCAACGTGATGAATCCAGCCAACACTTTTGCCGCTGTCCACCATCCACCAAACATTTCCGATAATTTCTTGTCGATCTCAGTGAACATGCCGGTTATCGTCTGGAATCCAGCATTAACTGCTGCTATCAGTAGATTCCAAATAGCTGTAGCTGCCGCTCCCCAATTAACCTTTTCAAACCATTTAATTACTATTTCTGTTAGTAAGCCAGCTCCGATGACAATCAACTTGAGCGCAAGGAATAGACCATCCACCAGAAGTTTACCTACATTACTCCAGTCCACACCGGAGATCCATGTGGCAATCGCTCCTGCGAACCCTATGGCTGCATTTGCCGCTCCCGCTAGCCCATCAGAGATCATCTCAACAAGAGTGTTCCCTACTTTCTTCCAATCTATCGACTTGAACCAGCCTATTGCTGCGTCAACTGTAGGAGAGAACATCTTCCATATATCTTTAAATACACCATTATTCCCGCCAAGCGAGGCAAATGCTTTCGTAAAGAAAGTTTTCCAGTCTACCTTTGCAAGATCCGCCAAGGCTTTATCTGGCTTCAAGAAATTCCAGAAATCCGATAACTTGGTGCTAACCCAGACAGCCACTCCCGTCATAGCTGCAAGTACCTGCTTCCCGATGCCATCCCAATCAACGCTTTTTCTCCAATCACCGAATGCATCCCATAGTCCGGATAAGGACTTGTCTATATCCTTGCTCTTGAAGGCATCTGCGAGCAGCTGGGGGATTCCGAAGAACATATCATTGAACGTATCCCATACGACCTTGCCAACTCGTTCCATCGAAGCAGTTACTTTCTGTTCCAGACTCTTGGAAGAATCGTTCCATATTTTCGTAAGATCTCCTACTGAGCCGATTATATTCCTAATTCCATAATAGACCAAGGACACCCAAAAAAATATCTTGCCAAGCCCTTTCAGAAATCCACCTGCAAATGCATTCTTGAGGAATGGGGATAACTTATCGCCGATCTTACCCAGAATATTGATAACAGGCTTACCCGCCACTACTATTCCAGCCAATGCCATGAATGCATCGCTAAAAGTTATTCCCAGACCATCCATCATGGTGCCCAATGGCTTTAATATTTTCGCAAGCGGTGGAAATATCTCACCCAGCTTAATCAAGCCCGCCCCCATTCCGCCCATCTTGAATGCTGAGAATACTTCAAGGAATCCTTTTTCGGCTTTTGAAGCCCAATCGGTCTTCCCCTTCAGAGTTTCAATACTTTTGGTGAGCGATATTACTGCAGCCTCTCTGATTCCAAGAGATTTTCTGTATGAGTCCGCCCCATCCGATCCCATCGCTAACATCATGTTATTACGAGCTGATTCCAGATGTTTTTCCATTTTATCTGTGGACTGCTGAACCATATCCGAGGTCTTCTGAACCATCCCACCTGAATTTACCATCGCTTTATTAGTCTGGACGACTATATCTGCGATTCCCTTCACTCCCTTCTCTAAAGTAAAGCCGACACCTTTTGCATTATCTCCGAAGTATTCTGCTAGCACAGTGTTATACATCTTGGTCTTATTAGCATCTCCGTTCAGATTTTCCCGGATTTGAGCTAACTTCTCAATCATAGCCTCCGGACCTTTCTGAATGATCTTCTTATAGTCATCCACAGAGCCGAACATGCTTATCATCATCGCATCCCCGTTCTTCATCCCGGTCAACGAATTGTAACTGTTAGTCATCTGCGCAAAGAACTGGTTGGCATCTTTCGTAGCATTCATCATGCCCTGAACCGCCGTTAATGATTCAGCCGCGCTCATTTGTCCAGCTTGCTGGAAAACACTCTGAGCCTTTAAGGACTGATCCATCAGATCGCTTACCATTTCCTTGGAAACGTTATTCGCCCCCCACATACCAACCAGTTGATCTTCTACGAACTTAGTCTGCGCACCAAACTGGGCAACATACTCCTGACCAGCATTGTTCAGCTTACCGACCGCAGCCTGCTTGTCATATAACTGTTTGATTTCTTTTTCGGAGAACTTGTACGAAGCTGAAGACAGGTTTCCTATGGAGTCCGCGACGTCATCGGCTGTCAGACCATACGTTTCCTTTAACTGTACGGCAAAATCAGTCATATCTTTTAACATCTTAGGATTCTTAACGGTCTGGGAGAGCTTCGTATAGATATCGGCTACATCTTCCTGGGCGATACCATATTTCACGGATAGACCGGACATTATTCCGGATATAGAACTTGCTGAGAAGCTTGTGAATGCAACTATTTTGGTTTGCGCATTATTGATACCCTTTACCATATCTGCCATACCCTCAATCTTGAAGGTATTGCCAGCGAGTCCCTCCGCTTTATCGGTAAGTGCGGTAAGGTGAGTCGTCATTCTTTCGATCTTGACGTTCTGAAATGCATTGGCGACAAGGTTCAGCCCATGGATCAGACTGTTGGTCGGCCTCTTGGCGACCTTTTCCATAGTATTGCCCATCTTATCGACAGATTTCTGAATCGTGTCGACAGTAGAGACGGTATTAACATCCTTAGCCTTGAAGCTGAACCCAAACCCGTTGAAATTGAACGCCATTGACGAATCCTTATTTTTTGTATTTCTTTGCTATCAGGTCGAACAGCCGTTTTCTTCTACTGCTCGGCATTTTCATCACGGATTCGTACTCTATCCCAACATCACCTATTATATTTAATACTTCTGATTCTAGTCTACCAATATCTCCGAGGGGAAGAAAAAACTTGCCTGCATCAGCTGCAGTTCTGTATCGAAATCTTTTCCATCTAACGGATCTGTTGCTGTAATCGTGGTATCCACACCTACGTCCCATTTCTGAGTGGCAGTTCGGATTGTGTTCCTATTTCTCAATGATAATTTCTGAACATCTTCAATCGAGGCTGGCTTTCCATTCAGAGATTCAATTCTGATCATCATACCGGAAGTAAGCCTTGTCTTGCTATTCTTAATAGTCGAAAGGAGTCCTTCATCGTGACCAGTCGCCAATTTCAATACCACTTCTCCGCCATCTGTTAATGGAACGGTCATGGTTCTTATATTCTTATCTTCCAATTTCTTGAGTTCAAGAGTATTCAGATCCACCGTTGCTTTGAATGGTACTTTTTCATCGCTTGGACATTGCAGGTCCATTACGAAATTCTGATCGAGTGAAAGAACTCTCAACCGGATGAACAGAAATATTCTATCGCCCATCGCAAGGTTCTTGACAATCGCTTTCAAATGGTTATTATCTGTGATCGGCTGGGTATCTGGTACTGAACTTTCCAGCGATAAGATACAATTTGCCAATACTCTTGTTATTTTGTCTGAAGCCGAGGCATTCTCTTCTGCCAGGATATCTTCTTCTTTTCCACTGATTTCTGTGAGCTGCACTTTATCGTAAAGGATTTTGTCAACCATTACTCCTGCTAATAATTCTTCCATAGCCGTTGGGCTTTTTATGTTATCTACTGACATACGTACTCCTAAGTTTTATAATCAATTTATAATGCTACATTTACACCGATGAGAGCCCCTAAATCCAGGAGTCCCAATTCATCTATATCTCTTGGTGCCAACTCAAGCTCCTGAATGGAAATCGCCGATGAGTTTGCGTCAAAGTCTGCACCCGGCTTGTATCTTACCGGGATCGTGTCTTTCAAGTACCACGCCTTAAATGGTACTCTCGGATTATCGACCATGCCAATGCCCGTGTGAGCGCCCGTGCTAACGCCTATCGCGTTGTGAAACCAAACCAGAACCAAATCTCTGCGGAACACTTCTGAATTAGCTTTTCCGCTTGCCGTCATTCGGATCCAATTAAAGAACTCTTTGTCCACCACATAAACTGCTCTAGTGAGCGTTATGTTATTAACTGCTGCGCCAATGACCACCCTGATCGCCGTATCCAGCGTTCCTTCGTTTATCTCATCTAACGTCAACGTATATTCGGGCATGGTTATCGACTGCGCACCGAGCACCGCCGAATAAGGAAGCCTCAGAGGCAGTAACGCCTCTGAAGCATCATAACCATTTCCAAATGACGGGACATCGAAGATCATAAACTTGCTCGACTGAGCAGGATCTGTCAGGTTAGCCCTTGCCATTGTTATCCTGTTGCTCTGATGAAGGTTGCGCCACCATCATTGCTGAAGCTAAAATCTTCATACTGAATATCCATTTCTTCAACTGAGACGTCATTACCATTCGCATCGAGATCTGCGCCCATCTTAGCGCGGAGTCCAAACGCTTCATGCAGTATGTACGGCATTTTCGTTCCATCTCTGTGAGTCAACGTGATTGTTACATCAGTCCTGTAAGCTTGTCCAAGGATTGACTTCTGGACCAAATCAAATAAAGCTGAATCTTTCTTCATCAGCCCTCTTGTCAGGGTACAGTCGTTAACGCCCGGATTACCAGGATATTTCTGTTTAATTTTCATTAAACCGGTTTTGTACTCCGCAGCTTCTACCGTAAGCTCGGGGAGCGCGCAGGTCATGAAACCCGCGCTTATCATTTCTCCACTTCCGTCAGGGTTCGGTATGCTTACCGAAAACTTGAAGGTCTGGTAGGGATCTGTTGCCAATGCTCTAGCCACTATTTTATCTCCTTCTACTAATTAAAAAATTATTTCAATGTTTTCTGTCTTAACCTGTGTCTGATGAATTCAGCGGGTTTCGATGGAGCGATACCATAGTCGATGATAAGCTCGCCGTCGCCTTCTGAATCTTCAGTGTTATTGCTACCGTCGCATACTATGAAGAAAGACTCTGCTGGCGTTTTGCCTGCAAAATATTTCTCATTATGCCATCCAAGAAACAATGAGTACATCTGAGTGAACACTTGCAACTGAAGGTCAGCTGTGTTGTTCTCAAAGTTTACCCACATAGAACCGTTTCCGACCTTTTTCTCAACGAATTGGAAAAGTCTTTCGTGGTTCACGTAGATCCACTGAGGATCAAGCGATGTAGTTCTGCAACCCCATACGCATGTGCCGTGAGCACTATCAGAAACAAGTGGATTAACTCTGTTGACGTACAATGTACCAACGTCTCCTGGAGTCGTATTGGTTGCCATAGTCGGTGTGAAGCTGAGACCAGTTATACCTCTTATAGCACCATCGATGATTCCTGCAGGGTTCTTGCCAACGTTCTTGTTAGCGTCAGTCCTTGCATAAATACCGGCTATATGTCCGATTGGACTCATGGTCTTTGTTCTTCCCTGGAGTAAATCGTAAACCTTTACGAACGGCCAGTAACAAGCTGATTTCTGAGAATTGGTTACTGTTTTCCTGAAAGCCACAGCTGCTGCAACTGTAGAAGTGACCAATGTCGGAGAATAAGGAACAAATACATCCCGTCTTCCTTCTGCGTATGTAATCAATGCACTTGTAGTAGCTGCATCGGTTGCGTCAGGAGCGATCAGTAAATAATTCGAATCTACACAAGCATCAAATCTGCTTGCGCCGACTACCAAAGCAGCCTGGATTTCGGTTAAGCCGATTGCTGCACCATCGTTTCCGTTCGCCAAGGTATATACTGCCGCTACTGCTGAGCCTGTACCGGTTATATTTACTATCTGGCAAGCTGGATTCAGGAGATTCGCTACATAATTTGCCGCAGTGGTTTCACCGGACTCAAATGTTACGTTCTCATACTTGTCTGCGACATTTCCGGAAGCATCCTTGATAGTGACATCAAAATGTGCGGATGTGTCGGCATTGGCAACAAGCGTAACGGTGTAGCCATTATACTTAGTACCTTTATTAACGGCTTTAATTGTCCAGCCTGTCATGGCTGTTGAATCAGCCTGTCTGGCGCCAACAGATGTTATTCTGAGGGGCAGAACTGTCTGACCGCCGTTATCAAAAAATCCTTTAATGGTATAACCATTTTCAGATGTAGTGTTAAGACCGCCGTAATTTCTGTCGAATTCGGCCCAACTGTTTACTGCTACGGGGACACCACTGTCCGGACCGTCAGTAAAATAGCCGGGAACCATTAAGGTTGCAGTCGCTACTCCCTGGACAGGTGTTGAGCCACCAGGAAGCCTTTCGAAATATTGACCTGCGCCAAGATACTTACTCATGTTGTTTCTCCATTATTTATTAGATTATTCTCTTTTAGCCATTTCGTCAGGACCTCTACCATCCCCGCCTTATTGGCGCCGGGCTGAAAAGTAATTCCCTTCAATTCTGCAAATTCTTTCAGAGTATTTTTTGTCTCTCTCACGAAGAACTGTTCCCACTCTTCCTGAGTCTTTGCCAGAAACACTTCTGGCTCTTTAATTTCTTTTTCTTCTGCATTCACAACTTCATTCAGTGCTTCTGCTGCTTCGAATGTCTCATCAATCAGGATCTCTTCAGCTTTAGGGACGATTATCAACCTTGGCGGATTGTCCTTGATTTCAACTGGCTGCGGCACGGGTTCGATTGTTATCGCATTCGCGTCAAACTCACCCGAGATTACTACGTAATGTTTTCCGTTGCTGTAGTCCGGATTCAATTCCTCGAATGACACCTGATTCGTTTTAACATGGATCACTCCATTCAGTCCAACCGGAATCCCCTTCTTGTCCATAGTATTTACGAACAGCGCGGAATCACTTATATTCATTATCTTCATTGCATATCCTTATATAATCACGAAGTCTATTTCTGTACCCGCCGGAATGTCCATGTGGAACGAAACATGCGAGGTATCTTCTTCTTTATAATCGCCGAGCTTGCCAGCACTATCTGGTCTCAGGTATTCATTGTCCACAAATACAAGCAGTGACGTTTTCAGACCAGCCGATAGCTGGTAGTCCATTGGGACAGTAACTAAGGTATCTTGTCTGATCGGTTCCAGAACTTCTATCCTGGCTCTGCTTCCCGAACCTCCTATTACTCCCCGATTAGCTTTGACTACATAGGGTAAACGTGGCGGGGTTACTCCTGGCTGAGCTGGATCCATCAGACCGCCTCTTAAAGCAACCTGTCTGATAATCTTACCCTCGACTTCTTCGTCCCATATATCAACTTCTGCCTGCACCATAACTGTAATGCCCCATCCGATGACTCTGTTCGTAAGGCTTGCTACTTCATCCAGTTTACTGCTTCCAGTATAGAACGCTGAATAAGTTCTGCCTATTCCCAAACTGTCAACAACCGATATGCTAACGTCCCTCAGTATCGGTTTCATTACTGAACTATAAAACTTCTGCGCCAGATCCCTATAACGGTCGTACACATTGATCGTATACGTAATGTCGCAGGCTGATGCTGCCTTCTTCGATAGATAAGACGTATATCCTATCTGACCGCCTATAGCTATTGCCTCAGCTCCTGGAGCCGGAACCCTGTATTCAAGTTTCCCGCGATTAGATCTCGCAGGACTGAAATCAGGATCATCTCTGGATATGGTCATGCATGGAATTATTCCAGCCTTCAACATCTGCTCTGGATTCTCAAACGAAACGGGTATATTCGGCGTGAGACCGTCAATGTTCAGCACGAAGGATTTCCCGAGGACCGTTGCCCCCAGAGATTTCACCAAACCGACATCGAAGGTCTCAAGTCCCACATAACCGATTCTATTTCCAAATACAGTGCTCATTATCCGTTCAGTTTCTCAATTATTTTTCCAAAATTTTCCAGTACATTTTCAAAATTTGAAGCTGCTGCTGTAACTGTCTTAGCAAACTTTCCCTTTACTCTCTGCTGTGCCCTATTCGGTGAGCCCCATTTCTTATGGTTCGCATTGATGCTCTTCAAATAAAGCTTGCCGGTCTTAGGATGCTTCTTTATCCATCTACGTTTTCCATACAATGACCATACTGTCGCATTAGGCTTGCCTAGAACGGGGAATCTTCCATTAGCTCCGTGCCATGGATTATCTTCACCCAGCTTATTTTTTGCTAATTTTTCTTTGACTTTTTTTTTATCAATTTTGCATTCAGCCACGCCTTCAGGAACGATGTTATATTCATTGCCATCCTCATCTGTAGCGATACAAAAGGTTGCTTTGCATGAGCAGACAGTCAGCATAGTGTCATCATCCAGTTCAATTTCATCGCCGACCTGAAGTGTCAGATAGTCTTCCTGACTGATCTGCAGTGTTTCTTCATCGACCTCATCATCGTTAGGATCTACGTCTGAAACAATCTGGACCTCATCCCCGTCCTCGTCTTCCGCAGTAATAGTGTCATCCTCGACTTTCTTTACTGTGAGAATCGTTCCGTCGTCCAGTTCAACGCCGTCGCCCACTCCTAACTGTTCAAAATCTTCTGCCGGGATCGACATGGTTAATTCGTCCAACGCTTTTCTGTTTTTGAGTTCTGCAAAGTTCATCTCATTTCTCCTAAATAATTTTCTTTTCAAAGTCTTTTAATTCTTCCACCTTCTTCTCGTCGATGGTGTTGAGCATCTTGGCTCTATTTAACTTACCTTCACCAAATAATTCGTTGTTCGTGACCGCCTTATCCGCAAACCGCTTAATCTCTTTTGCCACCTTCGCCCAATGAGGTCTGTGAGGATACCCAGGCAAGCCGTATTCGAGCCTTAGCAGAGAGAACAGTACATCTACATGCACTTCCTTGATTCTATTCAGCTGACCGTCATGCTTGATTCTTAATTCGTTCAGCGTCTCCCTGGTTGTCAGGTTATCTTCGAGTACCTCTTCTCTTTCGAACTTGGTAGCTCTTCTCATAACCGGCTCAATGCCTTCTGGGATCTCCGTTACAAATCCAATTACAAAGGGACTGTTGACTATCAGGAAATCACCGTATGGTGAAACTTTGTTCGGATCTTTCTGAACGAATACGAGAACATCTATCTCTTTATTCAAGTCTCCGGAACTCATTATCAGCTCATTCGAGATCAGAGCTGAGTCATTCGTTCCTTCCACACTTACCACTTCCAATGTTTCCAAGTAATGCTTGAACTCTGGATCTGGCACTGATCTGAATACCTCTTCCATCGCCATTTCGGCAACGTCTTGTGTCACTAATTGTAAGAACTGATCCATCCTTTTATCGAACTTCTTAGCGAAGTCCTTAAACCGCCTGACCTCTTTCTGGTCAAGTTTCATTTCAAATTTCAATGCTATTTCGCCAGATATTTTGCGTAAACTTTATCTCTGATCGCTTTAATGAACTCCGCTCCCTGCAACTGCATCAACGGGGCCAGAGCTTTATTAAGTCCGCTTATCTTTGATAGCTGACCAGCTGCCGAGGAACTACCGCTTTTCATCCCCATGGACATTTCTTTCTTGGCATCCTTAACAACATCGCCAGCCTTGGCATCTTTACCGTTGGCTGCTTTAATGTCATCGACACTGTAGCCGGTTGCCCTTTTCAAATACGCTTTGAATACCTGGGTAACTCCGCCGTATGCTTTGCCGTCGCCCTTGATTGTATCGGGATCTTTATCACCGACATATCTTGCAACTGCTGCCCACCATATAGCTTCATAGCCCTTTACCCATGATGGAGGCTTTATTTCACTTTTAATTTCTTCCGCTAAGGACTTGCGTAGTTTGATACCTGCTATGGTATCTTCAAGTATTACGTTTAGCCCAGCCGTCGCACTCAATGCTTCGAATTCCTTCATCTCAATTTCTCCGATATGTTTTCAATGACCTCGGTAAGCGCAATATTCAATTTCAGTATCGAACGGTCCTCATCAATTTTTCTTAATCTCATCAGGGAATTCTGTAAGTACGTTAACAGTCTTTCTGAGCTCTCCATTCTGGAGATTCTCTTGAGGGCTTTATTCTTTGTGAAGTTATCTACCTTGCTCTCCTGTAAAACAATCATAGACGCCGAAACAATCGCTTGTGGGGCAGCTCCTTCCTTAGCCAACTGAGAACTGATCTTCCAAAGGCTCTCAAAAGCATTCAAATGGGTTTGCAGACTTTCTACTTCGACTTTAGCAATGAAGCTATTCGCATCCATTTTAATAAACTGATCTATTCCGACCGCCTTGAACGTGTCGAGAATATGCTTGCTTTCGAATTCTTCTTTTTCTACTGGCCTGATTTCAAACTCTGAGAAACCGCCTACTTCCTTGCCGGATTCAAACTTTGCAGCCAATCGGTTGAACTTGTCTGACCTGCAGACGACTCCATACCCATATTTACCGTGATGAACTACCGTTCCTATCATACCATTACTCTCCTTGTTACCAAGAAATATTATCTATTTTGGTTTTTCCGTATGCCGAGACGGCTTTTGTAATTACTTTTGTTATTTGCTTTTTCGCTTTCAGAAGTGCTTTCTTCAAGTCTCCCTCAAAATCCAGATCTATTCTCTCAAGAATATTTATGCTTCTGCCGCCATAGGACGGGGAACTCATCTTGGGATTGCTTGGACCGGATATTCCATCTACTGCTCTTAGATCCGCATATTGAAACGCTTGGTTAGCTTGCGTACTGTAAGGTGTGTCGGCAGCTCCCTTGATATACAACTGTCCGCCTATTTTGATTGGCTTAACGAAGCCCGTGCCGGTGAAATCATAGCCGTCTTTTTTCATGCTGTAACAGAAATCCGCATACATGCTTCTGACTATGAATGCCTCAAAGTCCCGGTAGGATTCGACCCCCGAAGAGTCCATACTTGAAACGGCTTTAGCCATATCGCATTCAACTAATGCTATGGCATCTCCGAGCTTCTTGTTCAATTCTTCTAACATCGCGCTGTCCCTGTAAATCGTTAACTTATCGTTCGCATATATTCGTTCTTCGCTAAAACAAAATTGATTAAATGCTATTGCTTACGCAACGAAACCATGACTGATGTTGCCACTATGTCTCTTAACATTGACCATAATCGGTCATCCATGACAAAAAGGAAAATGTTCAGTCCGAAATTGATTGCACTATGGATTTACTCTAAGTGCAGGTACAAACTTGCCGTTGAATACTAAACTGATGTCATAAAACGTGAAACAATCATCATCATCAGCGTAAAATCCACTTCTTGACACATCATCTATATCCCAATAACCGAAAGTTGCATTGGAAATTATATCCCCTCGTTTCGGCGCTGGTATTATATTCTCGGGATCAGCCAGCAGGAACTTTCTTGCTATTTGTACTGATAAACTCTTGGAAAACTGAGCACCATTCTCATCGGGCATCTGATCGCTTGACGGATTCTGAAACAGTGCCGGGATGCCTTCATACGGTGTCGTCTTCCAGTCCGCGCTCCTCGATGACTCTCCATACAAAATGGAAACCTCGTCTACGCCGATACTCTCCTGAATATTAACCGAGTGAAGAGTGCAGAAATCTCCGGACAGTCTGATTATCTCATCTGCCAGGTCATTTCTATACGCTCTTTCGAAGTCAGTTACTAGCCTGCCCATTGTTCATGCTCTGGATTATTCTCGTTAATTCTTTAGATAGCTTGCGTATCTTTTTTCTTCTCAATCCTGGTCCTTTAATTGGCATAACTACACCAGGAGCGATTGTCATGCTTATATCTTCTGTCGTTTTCATATTAACCTATCATTATTGGCATTGGATCTTGCGTATTGAAGACATCCTGCTCTAACTGTTCAAGTGAAGCGCGTGCTTCATCCAGTAATGCCTGTCCGTCCATACTCGTTCCGCCACCGGGAAGAGCCATGTCCCCGAACTTGCTTCTTTTCCTTCCCACAATTTGTTTTCCAAATGCTTCCACCACATCAAGCAGGATCTCCTGATCTCTTGCCTGAAGCACATCCCAGTTATCATTGGCAGTGAAGCTGTTGGAGACGTATTTCAATTCAGCTAAACCCTGTACTGTCGGAACCGGATGCAGTATCATCTCTCCTGGGGAGTTTTCACTTCTTCTTGTCAGGTCAATCTTAATTTCCGGATCGCAGCCGTAAGCGATTTGTCTGATCCTCGATGCCTGACTGAATAAAATCATATCAGATGCATTTCCTGGTAGCATATCATAGTCACTCATAAGAGCAAAAGGCATGGTAATCGGGTTTAGGTCGAGTCCGAGTTTCGGGGGGATCCAGTCTTCCATAGTTTTGAAGTCTGCTGGCAACTTATAATTAGTCACTCCCACCATGACTAATACATGGGCGGTCTTGGTGACTCCCTTTCTGGCAATCCACCAACGATACGTATCATCGAGGATCTCAGTCCAGTCATCATCATCTATCTCCACCTTAACTAACTGATTTCCCAGTCTCCTTAAAACCTTGGTTTTAATCCACGCTTCTGTGGTAGGAACTTCTTCATCTGCCATGATTTCTCCGTAAAATGAAATGGCTCGTCCAGCGAGCCACTTTAATTATCTGTTTCTTTTGGCTTTGGTAATCTTTGTCTTGATTACTTCAGTTACTGCCGGATCGGCAATCACTTCAGGGGAATCCAGAACTTCTTTCAGAATTCTTTCATCTTCTTCTTCAAGTATACTCTGAATACTTGTTTCAGGTGCTTCATCAGCTGGGACAATCACGTCGGCTGGAACGACTAAAGGAACTTCCACTGGAATTTCAATAGGCGATTCGACTACTTCGACCACTTCGGGTTCTTCAGTAATGACAAGCCCAGTACCTGTTTCAGGAAGATCTTCTGTGAGCAACTTGCTCTGATCTTCATCTTTCACTTCTTCAAGGAACTCCGGGCAATATCTTGCGAACCTTGCTCCGGTTAAAACTCTATTCGGATCGGTTAGTGTTGAGCCATCAGGCAGATACACTATTCCAGCTAGATCTCTTCTTTTTCTATATTGATTGCTCATTATTCTTTTCCTTCAATTTATTATCACATTATTTCCGATAAAAAAAATGGACGGAGGTTTAGCTCCGCCCATCTGCACGAACGAAGTAACGATTAGAACGGCATATTCGTAACAGTTACTTTTCCGAAATAGTTGTTGCTAAGAATCTTAGCAGCATACCTTGTTCTTATACCCTTGCTCATTTGGAACGAAGAAGGATTGAAGAATGTCGGTGTCAACTGGATTGGAATGTATGGCGCATAGCAGATACCAGAATCAGCAAATCCAGGACCTTTGTAACCAACGAGGATTACGTTAGAGGTCAAGAACGGATCTGAGTACACTAACCATTTACCATTCAAAGTTCCAGCTTTCTGGATGCCTAACTGAAATTCAAGATTTCCAAGGGTGGAAACGAATTCAGGAAGCTGATCCAAGAATGCTATGATTTCAGGACTGGTGATTATCCAGTTCGCCTGCTGTTTCAGAGTAGCTTTGTAGACTTTCTGAGACATAGAGCTAATACGGGCAATCAGAGTTCTGATGTGATCTTGCAATGTGATCTGACTTGTGGTCGGATCGTAGACGTAATCCCAAGTGGTCGAATGAGCTGCTTTAACGTTGGCATAGATCATACCAACAAGTTCTCTATCGACTTCAAGAGCAACCTGTGAACCGGAAGCAGAAACTAAATCAGCTTCAGCATCAGTTCCCCAGAGAGCTTTCATGTCTTCAGCTGTCTCAACCGAGTATAAACTGACAAGTTTCCTTGAACCAGCTCTTACAGGTATGATGTCAAGATCGCCTTCAACAGAGGAAATACCTTGGTCGGTATTCTCAACTGGGTAGGAATAACTTGCGGTAACAGGAGTTCCAACTGAAGGACCAGTCACGAACACTACTGTCATAACGCCAGTTTCATAGTTCACAACACCGGCAACAACACCCTCTCCAACAAGTCCGCCATTTCCATCATCAATAGCAGTAACTGAGCCAGCTGTAACTGACAGGGTTCCTGGATTGATTTTACCACGGCTTAACTGTTTGAAGAATGTGGTGACTCTTGCACTGGTGTCTCCGGTTCCGAGCAATTCGTTTTCTACAAATGTTTCGGCTTTGGAGTAAGTCGGATCAAAATGATCGACTTTAGGGAACACGTCGCCTTTTGTGATGGTGCCTTTTGTGGTACCATAAATATTCTTATAAAAAGCGATTGCGCCGATTGGTCCGTCCATTGGTTGAACAGAGGCAACGTTATTTGCTATCAAATTCGGCCATACGTTGCGGATGAGAGGGAAAATGAACTTGGTATACTCAGCTACTGCTGTAGTAGACATTGCTTCGTTCATCATACCTTTCATGTGAACCATTTGGTTCTCAAGAATCATGGCAGTGTTCTCGGCATTTCTTTTACCGTTAACATCTTTTACCATACCTTTCCATTTGTCTAAAAGCTGTGCTCTTAAACCGGGTGCAAGGTTACCCTCAAGGAACATTTCGCGAGCTTCCATTTGGATGCATCTCCTACTTAGTTAATGAATTCTGTTATTTTTTTCGGCTTTCGTCGCTGATTCTAATCAGTTCTTCCATCGATACTCCGCACACATCTGTGCCTTTCTTGCTTGGAACTCTGTTATTCTCACCTACATTGCCGACGACTTCTTCTGTCAAAGACAAATTCTTATTCGCCTTCAACCTCCTCTGAACATCTTCAAACAGCCCATTCTTGTGGGATACATCCTTTTTAATTTGCGCTTGACGCCCTCTATCCTTGAGGAAATTGTCTAACGTACCATAGACTTCCTCTTCGCTATCGACCAGCTCTTCAATCATGGCTACTTCGAGAAGCTCAAGCTCCCCAGCAGTTATGCCTGATTTCATCGCCAGACTACCAGCGTAGTTTTGTAAAGCACTGTTCTCCCCATAAGGTAGCGGATCTTCATTCTCTACCGTGAGGGCAGGTACTGGTGCTCTTTCAGTTCTGCCAGATTTCCTCTCAGCTATTTTGCTAGCCAGAAGATCTCTCTTAGTTGATACAATATTTTCAACGACCTTCGGTTTTACCGCAGGTACAGGAGCCATTACTATTTTGGCTTTAATTTTTTCAATTACTTCTTTTAGTTTCGTGGATAACGATGCGAGATCCTCGAACAGAGATACGTCCCCAATGAGTCCGAGAACTTCTTCCCTTACTTCCGAAGTTACGCCCCTTAATGTTTTTTCAGTAAACAACTCGTAGCCAGCTCTTTTAGCTGCACCAGCGAAAGTCAACATCTTCAGCGTTAATGCTGTATCTTCCTCAACATGCTGTCCGATTTCTAAATTCAATCTTGTTATCTCGGACTCTAAGAACTCGTTTCTTGTAATGAGGACCTGCTGAGCTTCTTTCATACCGTTGAGTTCCAAATCAGGATCTTCAGCGGTCTCTACATCAGGCAATATGATCGGATTGCCCGTTTCGTCAACACCTTCCTTGGTGTATACTGGTTCTGCAAATTCTCCGGCAGCGCCTTCATCTACGCAGTCCCATGTTTTCAAACTGTAATCGCTCTGCACTATCTGGAGAGGACGACCATCAGGTAATTTCTCTTCCGATAACTTTACTGAGCCAAATCCTCGGCTAGAGACATCCACCGGTACTCTTGCGCCGATTAAAGCCGACAAATCCTGACCATTATGGGTAGGCAATACTTCCAGCCCGCCAGTGATTATGCCATCTTCCCCGATACTTAGCTCCGTGATGATATGCGATACTCTTGTCAATTTTGTTTTGCCGTCGCCAGGATGGTCTAATTCGCCCTTTAATTTTCTTGCTTTAATGGCGGGTTGAAGCTTGGCAACTTCCCTTTCCATTATCGGTCTGGGATAAACTCTGCCGTTCGCAGTAGGTCTATCGCATTTACCGAACGGACCTCTTCCCTTTATAACGCCAGGAAAATCTTTATCTTCATATAGTTCGAAAATAACAGTCTGGCTATCGGTCAATAATTCTCTTAAATAACTCATTTCAAATCCTTCTCATCGTTACTTATGCTCTGATACCCTTGTCCGTGAGCTTGAACGCTCTTTTCTGCTTGTGCTTTTTCTTCAACGGACTGTGCTTAGATCTCAGTGCCTTAACTTTGTTTCTTAAAATATCTTTGCCTGTTTTAATCCTTATAGAGAGCCCCTTCTTACCTCTTCGTGCAATTAGAACTTTGGATTTCCCCTTCAGAGTAAGAGTGTGCCGTACTTTTACAGCTCTCAAACTCTGAAGGGTTCTCCCTTCCAATATCAACCCCTTTAGTTCTCCTGACAGCATGGCGTATTAAACGACTGCTGCTGGTTCTACAGCGGGAACAACCGCGGGAACTACTGCAGGAACGACCGCAGGAACTACTGCTGGGACAACCGCAGGAACAACTTCAGGATCTGCATCCTCGTTGATTGCGATTAAGTCGGCATAGGTATCGAGCATTTCGTATACTTCCTCTGCGAGTTCGTATAATACTTCTTCAACTGCTTCTTCGTCGAGTTCCTCGGTAGCTTCCTCGATTTCAGTTTCGAGATCTTCGATGACTTCAGATATTTCTTCTGAGCCGTCAGCTATGAACTCAATGTATTCCTGAACCAATGCATCTTCACTTTCAAACAATGGTGTCACATTTTCCTCAACAAGAGCGAGTATCTGGGACATTTTTTGTAAAACTTCTAATGCTTCATCCTGGACGGAAGCTGCAAGAGAGATTCTTTTTCCGGATTTGTGAATTGCGGTGATTTTAGCAATGCCTAATCTTTTGATTGCTTTCGCTCTTTTGAATAGACTTTTTTTACCGGCAGAAGAGTGTCTGAATTTCTTTGCTTTAGATTTCAGTTTGCTTCTGTTCTGTTTGTAGTATCTCTTAGCTTTTTTCTTAGCTAAACGAGCTGCCGAGCCGGTCTTCAATTTGAGTATCTTGATTTCATCAAGATTTGAAGCTGGTTCAACTGCGGGAATAACTTTGGGGACTACTGCGGGAATAACTGCGGGGACTACTGCGGGAACAACTGCTTCCACGATTGGAGTAACCAGACCTAATGCTATTAAGTCTTCGTCCAATGAGGTTAGAACATGTGTTTTTTTCATTCTGATCTTCTCCTAACTTTTGATTTATAGTAATTTTCTTTCTCACTTAACACGAACCACTTACTTAAATCATCAGTTAGAGCACTTACAGAATTAAAGGCATAAGCCTTGCACAATCTTAAAACAAGTTTACGAACATCGAATCCCTATTGTCAATGGAACGGACGTCCTTATGGCATCTGTGTCCCTAAATGCAGGGGATTGCCGTAGCTTCAGTTAATCGCTTGTTAGCATATTCGACAAACGAACTTTCGCTTATCCGTGTATTACGGGGAGTCTTTCTTATAGCTTTCAGTTCTCCCGTTTCGATTAGACGGTACACAGTCCTTGTACTGCATCCGAGCTTGGATGCTACCGAGTGAACATGTAGTCTATAGTCTTGCAAATTAGTCATGATATCATTCATCTGGTTTATCAATTCTTTCATACGTTTCTTACAAATAGATTTATAATCGTTGCGAAATTGTGTGCACTTAGCTTAATCATCATCATTCGAAATACTTCGACGCATCTACTCTACCTTCTGAATCATCTTCCACGCCACCACCGAAACTTGACCTCTTTCCTGAAATCTTGATACCTTTCTGCATCTCAAGGATCTGAGACATGAGCTTTTTCATATCCTTAAATTTTTCACCATTGACATAGTTACTGTCCATGATTTCATTTAATCTCTTGTCGAGATTTTTCTCCCTTACCGCCCATTCACGGGAATTACGTAATTTATCCTCTCTACCAACCAACATCGCTTCCCTTAACATGTTGCCACGAGTGTATGTGGATTCTTCTGCTGGTGGGCTTGCCTGTAATGCAGCGTTTTGAGCCTTCAGATCCGCACTTACCTCACTGGTCTTCTGTCTGAGCACTACCTTAGCATCTGCTTCCGCCATACCCAGTATCCTTGTTAAAATCCATTCCTTAGAGACGAACGGATCTAATTGAGCGGCAAGAGCCACCTTGGTATTTTCTACTTCCAGATTGGCTATCTCAAATGCCGTCGATGGGACAGCCATTTTAAGAGTATAGTCCAATTTTCTGTAGTCGACGCCCCTTATCGAGTAATCTACACCGATAATCTTATTATAACCGACCAGCAGCTCCCTCTGAAGCCTTAATACCGTTCTTGCGAAACGGATATCTTCGTTGGAACCAGCTGTTCTGGAATCTGCCGTTTCATCGTAGGTCAGGAATCTCTTGGGAATCTTTAATCCCGCGAATTCTTTATTCCTGTAATACGACAATTCATCAAGGCTCTGGTAATCCAGTGCTGGAAGATTCTCTATTCTGGTCGGATCTTTCGAGTCGCGTACACCAACCCAGATATCTTCCTGCTGAGCGAGCGGATTCGTTGAGAACTCCAACTTGCCCGTTCTTGGATTGATATAACTCTTCTTTCGATACTCTCTCTGAAGTTCTTTCATGAAGGCTTTGGATTCCTTCGGTGACTTGTTGCCAGTATTTACATAATAAACCAGTCTGTTGGGAGATCTCGTAATCTTATACAGTATCGTGGCGTCCTCTAACAACTGTAACCGTTTCCATGCCCATCTTGCGTTCTCGGCTAATCCGAATCCATATCTGCTTCCGCGATTCTTGGTCCTGAGTCTGAAATGAATCATCTCCCAGTTATCGAAGAAGGTCGAGGACTCCTGATGTCTGACATTCCCGGCTACCGCATCAATAACTTCCTGATCTTTGTAATTGAACTTGCCCTGGTAATCGACACCAAATGCTGTCTTCCCACCGACTTCATATCTCCTGGCAATAGCTGGACTAATAAAGTCAAGACCATTAACGCCCTTATCATCATACAGGATGGCTTCAAAATCATTACCGTATTTTGCAATCGTTCTGGCTTGTTCCCAAATATTCTCTTCTACCTTCAGGGTATTATCAAGGAAGTTATTCAGGTACGTCCTCGTAGTATCATCAAGCGAGTCCACCCACATGGTTTTCTTCAGCTTATAATCCATCTGGGTTGCATCATCAGCGTAAATATCGTATGCGCTTCCTATGATGGGATCGCTATCATCCATATTTTCGTAATCGATATATCGGGTGATCAGATCCTGACTTACCTTCAAATGTTCATACAAGTCTTCATAGCCGTGTCTGACATACAACGATGACGCTGCTCCGCCTGCTGCTACTCGTACTGGAGCTTGACCTGTTTTTGGATCTATTGCCGGCGTGTCAGTCTGATCGCTGAACAGTAACTTTATAAAGCCTAAATTCTTAATTCCTGCCATATTAGCTTAACCTCTTTTTCAGGTCTTCGAAGACCGCTATCAAATGTTTACAAACTTTCTTTTTCATTCCTGGGTTGGTCTTTAACGGTGGCTCCATGATCGAATTTACTATATGGCTTGCGTTGGTCTTCCATAAACTGTATTCATTTTCAAATGTGAAATTTTCGCAGTTGCAATGCAGTATTACATTCTGGCTGATCGTAGTTAATCCCTTAACATTCGGCAGAGGCTTTATATACTGTCTGTGAACGTGATGGTTACTTTCTGTAACCGTCTTATAAATTAACTTGCCAGCTTGGGTGATGTTCAGAAGTGTCGGTTTAATATCTTCCGCCCGCAGCTTAAAACGCCTGGGCGTTGTTTTCATTAACTGAGCTATACTTCTTTCTTCCATCATAGCTTGAATCAAGGACTCTACCAGTCCCCATTTACCGTCAGCATATTTCTGAAGATTCTTGAGCTTAATATCTTTCTGTTTCTTCAGACGTTCGCTCTGAATGGTCGTGATAAGCCCAGCAATCTTATATTTCAGATTCTTGACAGCTTCCTTATCGGAAGATGCTGTAGTCTCGATATAACCGTCTTTGTTGGGAGTCTCATCAGTGCGGACTGCATTAGTGAACGCTTTATACATGACTACTTCCTCCTCCACGGCATTCTTCTTCAGAATGTAAGTCATATACTCTATCCCCTTACTGGTATGCATTTCAGTTTTGTCCAGCTTGAAGCCTTCGTTCTCTGCGAACTTATCGATTAACGCTTTATAAAGCTTGGCTCTGGAGTTCTTGCCGCCCTCTTCATACTTCGCGATAATCCAGATCTCCTCAATGGTCTTCACCTTCTTCACATAATCTTTTGCGATCTGGATTACCGTGGATAGTATTCGGAATGCATCACCCTTTCCTGTAACTTCAGCCGAGCCCGCATCATCATCAAAATGAATTGCGAACGACTTACCGTTATCCCTGATTTTCGTTAAGACTTTGAATGGCTCTCTACCGTCCGGCTGGAAGGCGAGAGTACGAGTACCGTCTCCGGGCAGTAAATTCCCCAGATACTTGTAGGGCTTCGCAAGAACCTCTATCAACAGATCTAATTCTGAACTCATCGTTAACATATTTTATTTCACATAAAGTCATATCGTTGACATCCGTTCTTGCTTGCCTTATCCCATTCAAATCTTTACTTATAATCACTGCATAATACGTGTCGTGTTATATAACACCAATAACCGTTCCAAGATTTACTTCGCTGGTACCGGCTCTGGTTTCTTTTCTAACTGCTGGATGATTTCGTCCAGCTCTACAGTTAGGTCTTTCAGTTCAGTTGCCATAACATTTCTCCTTATTTTAATCTACTTGAACAAACCCATCAAAACCTGAATCGCCCGCATCCTCAGCCTCCGCCGAAGCACTTATTCTTTCGCCCGGCTTACTTCTCGATGACTCCGAATAAAATGAAGTGCCTTCACCTGGGTATTTCGTCGCCAGCGTGAATACTACCGCAGCGATTGCGTCGCTTACATCCTTTGAATAATCATCGGGATGGTCGACTTTTCCCTTATATGCATTAAATTCTAATCTTCTTAATTCTTCCTGAGCCGGCTGATACGGGTACATTTTCAAACGGTCTTCATATAAAGTTTGCTTCAATGTATCATAAGCCTTCATCGGTCTATCTACCGACACTACTTCCGACTCGTATCCGCGGGCTTTGAACGCCTGGATGCTGTCCGCAGACTGGTACGAATCCATCGATATGTATCTTATGGGCATTCCCATTTCATGCAAAGCGTATATCAACTTCCTGATATCCTGGAAAATTATGTCTTCTCCCATCCTTGGATGAATCCTTAACATCAGGTCGATTTGAATCAGCGGGCGTGTTTCCACCGTTACTATCGGACCGACCTTTTTCCGGATCTCTTTGTATCCGTAAATGTGCCCGATAGCTAGCCCAGTGGCATCTCCCCTCAATGAAGCGTCAATATGGACATGACGGGATGCCTCCGGGTGAAATCTTGGTACTCTTTCACCAAACTCGTTAATCTTAAATAATGCTTCTGTCAGGAACTTACCTCTGTCAGTCATATCCCAGACTTCCTGAGTAAACGGATGCTGATAAGTATTATCTACTGCATCCATGATCTTCTTACGGTTCCTTATAAACGGCGTAATAGCCACCGTACTTACTCCGGCAAGATCTCTCAATGCTGTATCGGTATCTCTCATAAAATCATCATAGAAGTCCATGGGTACATCGATAATCTGAACTTCTTCCATACCCTCGTATTCAGTGACATCTTCTCCATCTTCCAATACCTTAGAAGATAATACTGAATTACCGACCAGCACCTTAAACCTCTCAGGCATGAATATCTTAGCATCCTTAGCTCCCCACTGACTGTTATGGACTACTAATCCATTTGCCAGCGTGAAATTATGACAGCTATCTTCCTCGATATCATAGACATCTTCATTACCATCAAATTCTATTTTTGCGATGCGCTTCATGTTATTTCAAGAATCCCGCTATTGCCTTGAGTTCTTTCGCAGAGAATATCCATTGCGATTGCTTGCCATTAAATTCCCCGACAAATCTGATGCTACCATCCTTTAATTTCTCCATGGTGGCATTGTCCAATACCAATACTTCTATAGTGCCGGCGTTCAACACTGGTTTCCCATCATCACCAACAATAGTATCGCCCAGTTTCAATTTCGAATAAACTCCTTTCTCCGCCAATCTCTTTTCCTCCATAATCGAAGGGATCAAATCTTCCGGAACTTTCCCACCCAGTATTTCAAAATCTTCTGCCAGCGAACTTATTTTAACCTCTTTCATAACTTCTCCTTATGCTGCTTCTTTTTTAATAAATAACTTGTAATACGCCTTCAGATAGCCACCATACGTGCCTGTCGCTACCGCCAACTTGTTCATTTCGCTGTGGCTATACGTCATAACCTTGAAATAAACGTCCTTCTCAACTTCTCTTTTCAATACCAGCTCGCCCGTCACATCGAAATACTGACCTTTGTAGACGTTGAAAGCATGGTCAATCGGTATTCCGACTATATCTGCGAAGCCCTCGACATATTCGACTCCCGATATGTGCGAAGCCACCTGATAAGCATTCTGGTAACACTGCTTCGCCTGGAACATTTTGATCAGCCTATAAACGTCATTGGCTATTTCAGGGATCTTCTCTACCGAGACAACCTTCACCGCCTTCACTAATTTCGCCTGCCATGCATACAGATCTGAATCGCCAGTATAAAGTTTCGATATCATTTCCAGATGGTTCTTGGGCGACTCTTCCGCTATGTTAAAAGCTGAACAATTCATCGCCCACCTTTAAGTTCTGAAGTTCCACATAAGTTAAATCGTTCATAAGGAACGGATGCTCCTTCGTAGCTTTCACTACAGAGCCATCTTCCATCGTGATTTTATAAACAGGGACATTAACTCCTGTCCGCTGAGCTGAATGCCCTTTACCCAGAACGCCCTGACCTGTGGCTGGATCTACCGATACGGTCCTAAAATTCTCCACGCCGACTAAATCTTTAATAGCAATTATGCCTTTCAGCGGGATCTTAATCGGAGTGTCGCCAGTTAAGCAATATTCTCTTACGAATACGTTGGGATCTTCTCTTGCCTCAGCAATTCTTCTTTCAGTAAAATCGGTCGTGGTTCTTTTGGATGAAACCAGAAACAGTTTCCCTGGCATTTTTCCAAACTTGTTAAACCGGGACTTGATTCTACGACTTACCTGAGCATATAGTAACTCTGCATTATCTACATGACCATGACGGGCATGTGAAGCCTTCATTTCCTTGCTCATAGCTCCCAAGAAGTTCGACTCATCCATGATTGCACCGATTGCGTTACTTCCTATACCTGCATTTGCCGTACTGGAAGCTGGAGTCGCCCATACGTTATTCGGGAATCTTATTTCCTTCTGAGTCAGTTTCGGTTTGAACTTCTCGTTGAAATACGGACTCATCGTGAGCATACCCTGAAGATCTTCGAAGATTACTTTACGAGCAGTCTGCTCTGACAATGAAATCGCCAGGAATGCTATCAGGGAATCAGGAGCCAATCCAAAAGACTTCTGCGGATTGCGTAAACAGCTCATCTCATAGAACACTCTGCAGGCTGCTATTTTAGCCATGTAGGTCTTGCCCCAGCCGAGTGAACCAGTTAAAATAACCTCATAATACTCTCCATTGAACATCTCTATCATGTCATCGATTAACTTGGGCCAGAGGTTATGCACTTTTCCGAAGTGGTACGGATCTGTCAGCCATGTTTCGATATCTACCATGGGTTCTTGGAACTCTAGTTCGTTCATTAGCTCAAGTAACCCAGTTTTACCGCCGGTCATTTCAGCCATAATAAGCTGCATCACTTCCATCTCTTCAGGTGAAAGTGACCTTACATCCCTCTTTAGAAGTTTCTGTACCTCCTCCGGAGTCTGTTTACTTATATTACGACCATCAATGAGTTCTATCATTGGGACTATTTCTTTTTATTAGTCGCGATTCTTTCAAGACTTTGAATAATCTCAGTCATTTCTTTTATTAGGTCTTTCATAGTACTTCCTTATTTTATTAGTTCATTTAATGTCGAATAATGCGTTGCAATAGCTATCAGAATTAGAACCGTCGAAAACAAACCGACAGCCCCAATCGTTGTTAGCCCAAACCCTATAACCCGTAAAGACTTGTTCATTTCAGTAACACCATTTTGATTGCTGCCGTATGCTGATTTCCGTTTGCCCGCTTGGTCGTCATTGCGAGGATATACACGCCGGCGTACCGACCGCGCCATTTGACCTCGTAACTGCCCTGTGTGCGCATTTCATCTGGGAATGACTCTATCTTACTCCCGATGACATTATAGACCGTCAGTCTTACCTTACAGTCATAGGGGAGCGAATATCTGATCGTCGTCTCTTGATTAAATGGATTCGGGTAGTTCGAGACGGTAAATTCCTTGGGTAACATTGACACCACGATAATATTCGAATGTACCGAGCCACCATCGTTGTCCACCTGATTCAGGCGATAAGCAATAACCCCTGCCATGGAGAGCTTATCTGAGAACATATACTCTTTACCCTTATTGCTATTCCCTTGGGCCGCCACGAAGCCGATCTTCTCCCAGGGACTGCCCATCCAAAGTTTTCTTTCTATCTCAAATCCATGAAAATTTACTTCCGTCGCTGTCACCCACACAAGCTCAACGTAATTGTCTCTTAAAGTTTTCCCCTTAAAAGAGATCAGTTGCACTGGTAGCGGCTCCTGATACTGATAAGCTCCAAGATCCGGATGATTATAAGGCACTGGATTTCCCAGTATATCCGTCTTAATCCGTTGTCCATTTACCTTTACGGTATCGCCAGCACCTCTACATGGGCTATTTTTCCGAAGCGAAAGATCCTGAGCGCATACCTGATATGACAAAAGCACTATAAACCATATTGACCATTTCATACCACATCCTCTAATACTTTTTCATTCTTTTCTATTACTTGCAATTCTATCATCGCCGGCTTTTCTTCTGCCTGGACTTCCGCAAGAAGACCTGCCACATCCCCAGCCCTTATGGACTTGAATAAACTCTCAGCCACTCCTAATACCTTGGAAACTGCTCTTGGATCGTTAAGCACTTTGGCTACCGAGTCTTTCCCATACTTCAAACCGAAATCGGTTATTAACTGTTTTCTTACTGCCGCTTCTTCACCCGGATTACCCTTGTTCACTCCCAGATCTCCCATTATCGCAGCAAGATCTCTTAACAGAGCTGCGGCTATCGCAATTTCATTTCCTGTTGTCTTAAACAACTTGTTTAATTTCTTTTCTGTACCGACATCAATATTGATACGCCCCTTCTGGATCGCATAAAGCTCCTGCATCTCGGCCATGATATCCAGACCTGCATCAATCTTCTCTTTTGCCTTGATTACTTCAGCCGGCATACGAATAGCCACCGTCTCCAGTGGCGTCAATGCTTTTCTGAACGAATTCAGGTGATCGATTAACTCTCCCTTGACCATGCCCAGACCTGCATATTCTGCTGGATAAGTGGTCTCGATGTAATCCGCTACTCTCTGGGACGGCCAGCCCGCCTGTACCCTGGCTTTCAATTCAGGAAAACATGTTAAAGTCTCCAGGGATGCCTGATGGCTCTCCGGTTTCTTGGCAGACGGTCTCCTAAACACTCCATTAAAACTTGGCGTCCCTGCGCCTTCCGGGTTGATCTTTACCATTGGCTTGGTTATTCGTCTCCGCCGGGTTCATCTTCCTCGAACACTCCACTTTTTTCCAGGTCATCTGCTAACTTCTGTTCATCGGCATCATGCCCCTGTCTTCTTTTGAAGTCGGCGAGGGAAGTACCTAATACATCCTGTGCTTTTTCGGGATCTACTACGTTGAATATGAGCATAGCCTGGCTCCTCGTATCATAGTAAGCAGCCAAATCCTCAAAACTTGTATATTCGGTATTCATCGGCTTAACCCCTTCATCGGTGTCGATGTAGTTCACGACGACGCCGTCCTGCAGTCTGAAATATTCACTGCACACCACTTCGTTATCGCTATTAAAATACAAGAAAGCTATTTTTTCCATAAACCAACCTTATTTTTTCAATACGTTATTCATTATCTCGGATTTGTATTTCATAATCGCACCCTCAAAACCCACGTCCATCATGTTCCTCAAATTCAGCCTGATGGCTTCTTTGATATTCGGTCTTGTGCCGGTCGGACAGAAGGAATCCAGCATCCCATCTTCGTTGTCGCTGAACTCTGTCAGCATCCCGATTATCTCGGGTTCGTAGTTGACGCCGACTTCACCATAGGTTCTGTAATCGAACGCAGGCATGAATACTCTTTCAACCCAGCTATAACAGCGTTCATCTTTTGCATACTTCTTGGGGGGATCAAGCGCCAGCTCCCTTATCATAAATGACAGGATCGGTTTGCGGTCCATGAATCCGAAAGCCAAGTCGTTATCGAGGGCAATCAGTTTACCGCTATCTTTAATTATTCCCACGTTGTCGGTAAACCTGTCCTGCTGATAGGACATGAAGTCCGCTACTACCAATCTTTTTATGTCATCGCCGGAGATCTTCTGGATTATCGCCATTGCTGCATCCTGCCCCTTAGCCTTTGGTTTAGCCAAATCCTGACATACGATGAAACTCGGTAAGAATTCAGCCATCTCGGCATCGAATATCTGATTCTGTTTCTTTTCGTTTCTAACTTCTACACCCTTTACATTTAACTCCCCTCCGCTAAGCTTGATCTGCTTAACCATCGGAGTACCTACGCCGACTCTATTAAAGAAATCAGCTGTGCTTTGGCTGATCGGACCAGTTTCGGTCTGACTGTGATGTCTTATCTTAAAAAAGAAATCTGTTCCGCCTACTTCAGCCTTGAACGTTGTATTGGCGCCACCGTTGACGATCTTGATTTTTTCAAAGCTGCCGGCTCCATCGGTACAAACCAGTTCGGCCGCTTTTGCAAATTTTAATTGTTCATCCAGGGGAATATCCATCTTGACGCCAGCCTTCATGACATCCAGAGTCGCCGCAGTAACTATTTTATCAGCATCCACCGAACCATCTTTTACAGAGGAAATCAGCCCGAGGAAATTCACCTTGAATTCTTTTCCGTTGATATCTCCCTTAGCGTCCGCTTCTTCCTCCTTCTGCATCTGGTCTGTTAGGAACTGTGTGAACAAGTCCTCTGTTTTGAACGGAGAGACCTTGATGGCTTCATTTAATATGCGCTGCACACTGTTTTCAGCCAGAGTGGGATTCATCTCCTTCAACTTGGCTGAATAAAGTATCTTCATAAATTTGATTTTCTGGATCGGCATTACTGTCGGCGTGACTCTCAAAGGGAGATTGTAATTCTTCAGGAAATCCGTAAGCTGTTTTACCGGATAAAGCAGTTCGACTGTCTTCGTAACCCACGTATTGTAGAGAGCAGGATTATCTGCGAGTAACTCAGTGAAGTATCTGGTCGCTGAACCTAACGGGATCTCAAGGAACGCCAGCCACCCATATCTGGACTGGTTGAAGGATGTTTCCTTCAGGTAGTTAATCATCTTGTCCTGGATAACTCTTGGGAACATCTTTCCCCAGTACAGAGCTATTGCATAAAACAAAACACCCCTATTTTTATCTCCCTTCAGACCTGAGAAATCGAATTTTTCAAACTTCTCCTGATGCGCTGCTATTACCTTCTCGGCATGGGCATTGTCGCTGACTAGATCCAAAGCTGTCATCTCTTTGTTTTTCTTGGACAATGCGAAATAAGTATTCTTATCCCCCTTGAAATACAGTGGTACGTCCTCTGCGCTCCATAAGGAGTTAATCTGGTCTGCCAGCGTTTTGTCAGATATTCCCCGTGACATTACATTTTTACCTGGTGTCACCGGAACTTCATCTTTCGGATCCACTATGTCCAGAGCCGTATCGATAACATCGCCGAAATATGGCTTGTAAACGTCCTTCCTTAGTTGCTCCCACTTGTCTTTGAACCCAGTATACCGGCTCGTACCCTGTGTGGATTCATCTGAGGCATTGTTAATCGCGAGGTAAGCTGACGAATTGGCAATATCGTAGAACGTGAACGTATTCGGATCTCCTATAAACCCCTTTTTCTTAGCTTTCAGTACGAATAATCTGTGTTCGAAGCCAAATCTCCCCATTCTTCTATCCAGGCCGCCCACTGTCCGGAGCATTTGCTTGGTGGTCGTTATCCACGTGCCGTAGCTCTTGCCTGAAACCCTCAACTGGACTCCATTCATCTCGATAACTTTGCCCCTGACATTGACGTTCTGGGTAAAACAATGAATTCCCGTTGCCAGGAATGCGTCCATGTACTTCTTGAAGACAGGACTCTTAATCTTTATATAATCATCATTTAGCAGGAATCCGAAGTCATACAACTTTAATACATTCAGGACTCGATTTGAATTGGCTGATACGCCACCGTTTTTCTCCGCGAATTGCACTACGGCATTCGGGAATCTTTTCTTGAACTCCTCAAGGAGAGCATATTTCTCTTTGTTACCGGAAGCATCTTCCACCACTATGATTTTGTCGCAACTGTTGACATCCGCGCATGCCGCCAGCGTATCCATGAATTCCTTAAATACTGCCGGTCTGCTCCACGTAATAATGCCTATAGCCCACTTCAACCCTCTATACATAGCCCAATCCCATCGTTAGTTCAAAAATCTGCCCATCGTTTCGGCCTAGCTATTGCCGGCTGCCTTCTGCAATACTTCTAATAATTTTCCGTTCAACTGCGCTGGATCTTCGTTGATCTGCATCTCATCAAAAAACTTGAATACTTTCTTGTCCACATCCATGAAAAACATCTTGCTCCCCTCGAAATCGAATATCATGTAGCCACGGCTATTCAGGGTTTCCCCGTTCTCTGAAAATATCCCATTCAGGATGCGACTTAAATTCTCTATGGACTTATCTTCGCCAGCTTCTTCCCATGCCTTGTCAATTTGCTCTTCCGTGAAGCCGTTATCTTTTAATTCTCTCTTAATAGCCTTGGTTACCGCCTCCCATTCAGTCTCATCAGTGAATCCGAAGAGGTCCTGTAACGATTCTTCTCCGTACTTCTCAGCCATTTCCTCATATAAGATTCGGAATTTGTCAGGATCTAATTCTCCCGACAGCATGTTAAGTTTCACTGTCAAGAATTTTTGTACGTCCTCTGACTTGAACTGAGCATCTGCCAGCACCACGCAGGGAAGTTCATGAAAACCCAGTTTCAGGGCGGCTTTATATCGGTGTGCTCCGCCTATAATCCTGAATTTCCCATTATCCAACGGTACGACCTGTATGGCTGCAATAAATCCGGATGTCTGTATTTCTTTAAGTAATCTCTCGAATGCCTTGCCATCCATGGAATTCGGATTAAATTCGTTCTCCTCTATCTGTGTTATCGCTACAAATCGTATATCGTGGTCAATCATATTATCCTGCAATCAATTTCGTCGTGTGAATAAATCTATTTGTCAGTATTATCATTGAGGCTTGCAGGTATCAGACCGGTAAGAACACCGGGAAGGGCTGGCTAAATCAAGAAGACGCAATCCACGGGAATATGCGTCTTTCGAATCTAAGTGCATTACATAGCTTTATCAAGAATTTCATCCATCTTGATGTCGGTAGTGTCAGCTATAGACTTTAACTTCTGTAAAGCTCCCCATATTTCATCATCTATGGAGAAGTATACGACCTTACCGCCACCAGTTCCGAATGCGAGGATCTTATTGAACTTCTCCCCTTTCTCTTTTTTATGGAATATGCTTTCCAATAATTTTGTCATATCATCAAGGGTTCTAAGTTCCTTCACTGTGTCCTCGAAGTTATCAAGTAACGGTGAACCTGGCGGTAGAAGCTCCTTCATGTTAATCAGTAATTCTTTCTTCATCTGATCCCATTCGTTTTTATCGATAAGAGCCATCGAGTCCCGGATAACTTCGTCGGAATGCCGTTTGGCTAGGTCTTCATATAACGCACTGAATTTATCCCGAGTCATTTTACCATGGATCAAATTTAATCGGGTTGTCAAAAGTTTCTGGTAGTCAAGATCCTGGAATTTCGGATCATCCAGTATAATCGCTGGTATTTTCTCAAAGCCTAATATTAAACAGGCGTTGAACCTATGCGCTCCACCGAGTATTCGGTATCTGCCATTTTCCAAAGGAACTACCTGAATCGGATCCATCATTCCCATGGTTTCAATTTCTTCTGTTAACTTGTTAAACTTGGCATCACTCATCAAATTTGGATTCCATTCGTTCTCATCTATCAGATCTACGTCCAGCTGAACTATTTTAGTCATGCCGTCAACTATGTTCTCGCTCATATTCTTGTCCTATATTTTATAAAAATAAACTGTTTTGTTCTTACTTGGTGCTCGGGCAGATCATTATCTACGAATAGCGGCGTCGTTATAACCGGCTCTGATAACTTGATATCCAATATTCTTATCGATTGCCCTTCGAAGATTTCATTTAATTCATCCAGTAATGCCTCGCATACTTCCCTTATGCAATGAAGGAAGCCGTCCTCACGATGCAAATCGAGCATAGCCAGCATTCTGTCTGTTTCCAACTTGACTCCCATTATTTTAGAGCGGTCTTCAGCGTGACATAATCTGCCGAACTTATATTCGTCTGTAAATTCCCATTCACATAGCCATTGCCATTTAACTTCCTTGCCATGTTCTTTCAGATAATGGAAGAACGCATCTCTCAGGGCTATACTTTGCATCATTTCAATCGGTTCTAATGACATTGGACCTCCAATAATGGTACTTGCGTTACTATTTCTTCTATGTTCTCGCCGTCGATTGCCAGATTAACAGCATCATCTAATTTATAGTCTCCCTTCAGTTTGAATTCTTCTGCCAGCACCGGCTCTATGAATTTTATATCATCCTTGGCATCGAACGCCTCGTGTAACTTATCTGTTTCCACTACCGATATTTTGCCGCCCTTCGCTACCAGAGTCATCTTTGGTAATTCTCCGTCCTCCGGACTTCCCTTGAAGAAATTTGTCCTTGCAAAAGTCGGTACCTTGGGGAACTTCATATTCTTTAACGCTTTGTCGATTCTCTCGTAAATCTCAACAAGCTGGGGACTAGTCGGAGTCGTTCTGGTAATCAGTTCATACTCCACAATGTCCCTGGCTGTTTCGATTACGTTCTTGTTAACTATCCACTCTTTCTCTTCCGGCGTCCCGAGTATATCGACCAGATCTGCCGACTCTTCATGCGTGAACTTTGATTTCAGCTTTGCTGTATGTAACGTCTCGATAAAATCTTCCTCCTCGACGTATGGCTGAACTGGGGGGACTTCTTCAACGTGCGGATTGAACTTGAAGGCTTCCTTCTCCGTTAGGATCAACTTCGCCCGCATTTTTCTAAGGTCGAGCTGTTTATCCTCTCTTTCGTCCACCTTTTCTGAAACATCAATTACTGGTTCCTCTAACACCGGATCTCCCAGTTTATAGTCTTTCAAAGCTTTCGACTTCACAAAGGTTTCATCCGGTCTGTAATCTTTTTGGGCTGTGCAAGTGTGACATCTTCTGCATGCCAGCCATTTCTGAGTTCCTTCATCAAACTCCGGACTTTCGCACCAGACCGTTAGAGACTTGATATTCTCCGGCAGTCCTCTTAGACCTTCATCCTTCTTAAACTTCGACAGCGGGAATACTAATTTTGCATCCCTTTCTTCCTCGCATTTCGAAAATGGTCTGCCAGCCTTGTACCACGCCTCTATCTCGTTCAAGTACGATATAGCATCATCATTCATAACATATCCGATTGCCAGCTCATCGTAGTCTCCCCTCATAAACTGAAGGGTGAATAACCACGTCGGTAACTGCCAGAATACCACTCCGGAACTCGGATGATGCTCCAAGGATGTCTTTGCCGCCGGACCGACATAACGAAAATCCGGGAAAGCATTGAAAAATGGAAGCATCAGTTCGATTGCTGCAAGTTCCATTTTGGTTTTATCAGTATTGTTCATAATCTCCGCATAGCCCGCCGTTACCTCATAGCCATCCTGAAGGCTCTTATAAATCAGATACGTCGAATCCGCTCCGCCACTCCATAGTACAAATCTTTTACACTTCATCGTTTCCTCTCTTGAATAATTTGGTTTCCACATCTTTCACAACTTCTAACAATCTGTTCCCCCAGGCATCCGGGTTGTACTGATCTTTTATGTATTTCTTAAACGGCTCCATTTTCGCTTTAGCTTCATCGAAATTGTCGATAATCCATTTAATCATTGCGACTGCTTCATTCTCTGTCTTTACTATGAACGGATATCCGGGCAGTTTCTCATGAACGTACTCAGCTTCCCAGAATACTCCCACCATGCCCGCATAAATCATTTCAAGGAACGTAACTCCGCCCGTATGGTAAGCGTAGAAGCACAGGAAGATATGCCGGCTTTTTATCTCGCTATAATATTTTTCTCTTTCTGGCTTGTTGTTATACAACAGGTACGGAAGGTTCTTGAAATCATCAGCTCCGTATTCGTCTACGATATTCAATACGCCCTTGAAGTTCACACCCGATTCATACAACTTCTGCATAACGGGCAGCAGCCTATCAGGTCTTACTATAACCGGATACATATGAATCGTTGCCAACTGTATCGTGGGAAATTCTTCTGGGACTGCTTCAGCTTTGTCAATTTCGTCCAGATATATCGGCGCTGGGTGATGAACATACCAGTCCTTGCCAAACTTAGCTGGCACTATGCCTGCCTTGAGCAAATATTTCTTCTGATTAGCAACTGCCGCCTTACTCCCCATCAGAGTCGGAAATAACATCGAGGGTAACAGAGCCGAATACAATGCCGCCATGCCCGCTACTTCACCCGGACCACCATGTAATCTCAGCATGATCTTCGGAAATACGAAACCCTTCACAAACGTATGGTTGTAAAACTCCAGACAGGGGAACGGCGAATGGAAATAAAACAGTCTATCATTGTTGACATATTTTGCCAACTGGTTCCATCTCTCCGACCATCCGCCTAATGCATAATCTTTCGTGGTGAACACCGTGTTGGTATATTCGACTCCTTCTACCTGCCAGTCCTCATAAGTGCCCGCTATTATCAGCTTATACTTAGTCTTCAGGATGTTGGCTTCCAGCTGAGCAAATTTCGATATGCTTGTTACGAGCTGATCTTTCTGTCTGATCGGTACAAATACTATTTCCTTTAACATTTCTCCACCCTTGGTTTTATTATCTGATCTATTAAATCTTTTCTACTTGTTGCGCATCTTCTGACTTCCTTCAGCAAATAAAATGCCTCCGCATATTCACATCCAGCTTCATAGCCTCTGTATCGAGCCTGAGTTTCTATACCGGTTTCATTTCTAACGATAAATCTTAGCTGTGAGGCATACGCATCCTTGAACAGACGCTTCTTCTCCTCGATAGTATCATGTATGTCCACATAATAGTTCGGAGTGAACGCTGTCTCAGCATTATGCCATCTTGAATTTGGTACTTCATAAAGCAGTATCTGACTTGGTTGCCAGATTCCCATTGGTCTTAATGCCGCAATACCGGCTCTATGCACGACCTGATGGTCCTGATGAAACGATGGCTCGGGGATAAGCACTATGTCGGGATGGAAGAACTCAATTACACCTTCCAGATCTTTAATGATGCCACTGATGGGAACTGTATCCAGCTTCGAGTCGATGTAGTTCAACAGGACGGGTTTCTCGGTACAAAGCACTTTGCAGGAATTTATAAACTCAGTTCCTCTCGTCCCCCTTGTAACCAGACCGACACCGTTCATTTGAATATCAGATAAAGCCACCAGGACACATAATACTTCGTGACCTTCATTCTTCATCCGGAGCAACATCCCGCCAGCCCCCAGCAATTCATCATCTGCATGAGGCGCTAACAATAATACTTTCATTACGCCTCCGACCATGATTCATAAAACGGATACGGACTTTTCAGATCGTCCCACAGATTGAATTTCCTAATCAGAATTGCCGGTACATCATATTTTGTGAGCACTACTGGCTTCCCTAAGCGGTTGCGAGGCATATATAACTTCGTATTTACTTCGTCCCAGGAAACTCCTTCATGTCCCTCTACAAATTTCAGTGAGTCTACCAGCTTGGATTCATCGCAGAAGTGTTCGAACTGATCGTCCGACATTCTCAGGATTGTGTTCTCCCCTTCCGAGATGCCTCTTATTAAAGACATGAACTCCGCGCCCTTGACATTAGCATTGTAATACTGGATTACAAATTCCCTGGCGTACTTGGCGTACTCTTCGTAATGCTGGAAAATATCCTCAATCATCTTGGCAGCTTCATCCATCGAATTGTAAATGAACTTCCATCCATGAGCGCCGAAGGTATCATTAACCCAAGTACAATTAGCCAATAACGGGATGCATCCTACAGCCGCCGCTTCTATCGGAGCGGTCGGGGCTGATTCAACGCGGGAATTAAAAATAGCCACTGCAGTCTGGCTCATCTTCTTCAGATAAACATCTCTCCTGCATTCGGCTGTGAAATCAAGGATATGAGGAACGCCACTCGGGAATACATCTTTCACTTCATATTCCGACTGGGTTGTTACGATAATCTTGTTCACCTTACGAAGCATATATAACTTTTCGTAAAGCTCGAAGACCGGTGCTGACTTTTTGAGTTCTCCTATTCGGTAGAAATGTCCGACGCTTCTGCCTCGGTCGGTGCTTAAAGGACCAACGATGCTATCGATATCTGAAATGCTTAGTCCGTTCTGCCTTACATAACATCTTTCGATCCATTTCCGGTATGTCGCTGGACTAAGGAACGGTCTTACCAACGTAGTGACATAATCCTTCATCTGCCCATTGGACAGGAAGACATGCCACGTACCCAGATTGACGGCTACAATGGATTCGGTTTTGATCAGACTCTTTCCCGCCCTGCCCCACTCTTCGACAACACCGGTATCATGTCTGGATATTCCGGGCATTGTTCTGATTGTACTGGAAAAAATCATTGAAAGGTCTTGTGCGTACTGCGGACTCACCCCTATAACGGCATCTATCGGAAGCGATAGCTTGCCCTTTCCCTGAATGTCCCCGAACATGGCAACATTCTGCTTGTTCCATACGGAGGTCACCAGATTATAGTCGAACGAACCGCCTTCGTCAGGGATAAGAATCCATGACCATCGTGAGCGCTTGTTATCGACATATAATCCGGGTTTAATGTCATGGTCTTTCGGTTTGTACCCAAGTATCACGTAGAAATACGAGTCCTGATCAGCCTGATTCAAGCCTACAAGAACCGTCAGTAGTGACTGAGTTCCCCTTAACCATGCAACCTCTATTATTCCGGGCTTTGTCCCCGCTTCTTCGATAACCTTAATATCGTCATTGGCTTTCGCCAGTAGAAAGTTCACCAGATACCGCTGTGGTATTTTCATTCGTAGCTCTTTTTTTATACATCGGTTGTCTATCCGTCAATACATCATAATATCCATTCTGTTCTAACGCATTCGCTATCTCACTTATTCCAACGCTTCTGTGTACTCTGGACGGATTATATCCAGCCAGAATACTCTTACCCATTTCTGAATTTTCTTCAATCACTTTCATTGCATCAATCAATGTCATTTCATCTTTACCATGCTTAATCATCATTTCAGGTAGCCAACCTCTTGGTTTCCTAGTCGGGACATTGTCCCTGATTATTTTAGCTGCTGTCCTCGTGGTATTCTCGTAATGGTATCTTTCTTTCACCCATCCCGGCACCCAAGTCAATTCCTCTTTTACCTTATCGTAGTTCTCGTAAATGTGGCTGAGCATCTGATACGCTTCCAAGAAAGTATCAAACTGATAAGGATAATCGTCAGGCAGTAACCCTTTATGCCAATCTTCCCTCTTAAAAACTCCGATAAGCCCCGCTGCGAGCATTTCCCATACGGAGACAGCAAAGAGTTCATGTGAACTCCAGAAAAGGAAGGCGTGAGCCTTTTCCATTACTCTCAACGCTTCTTCTCTCGACTCCAGCCGCAGAACCTGGATTGCATCATTCTTAATTAACTCTTCGGTGACGATGCTTCTCATCATAACATCACCCGTCGTAATCTGAATATCGATTTTGCGTCCAGCCGCATAAAACTTATTATACAAATCAAGGATCTGATCGACATGCTTACTGCCGGTGAGCCTTCCTCTTAGCATTAACGTGAACCTTTCATTTTTCACGATTGTCGCTGGATCGAAGGTTTCATTATATCCGGAGAAAACGAGTGCTGAGTTCTTTATGATTCCTTTTATCAGCGAGGGAGCCACGAATGACTTCGCTGTTGTAATGGCCATCCTTCTACACATCGGGCTTTCCAATAAATTATATCCCATCGTTTCTCCCGCACTCTGAAGCATAAGCTCATCATCGGATACTTTCGAGACTTCATTCGAATAATTGCTTCGCATGAGCAGTTCGAAATTAAAGAACGCAGGTGGGTATGTTTCGCCGCCGCCTACTAAAAGGATTCTTTTTACGAATACGGTCTTGATTGCTGATGTGGTTATCACCGCGTCCACCGGGAATTCTCCCAGCACCGGATGAAATCTCTTGAAGGTATCAATCGGGCAGTTTACTTCTTCCATGTCATATCGACTATACATGGGTACAAAAATGTCATGCACTCTTGGATGCACTGGTTCATATCTGTAAATGAACTTCTTGAATTTGTCTTCAAGATTATTAGGCTCAGGAAGCAGTCTGTATATCGAAATATTTTCATCTGCCTCGCATAACGCCCTGCACCAATCACCGCTGATCAGATATATACTGTCGGCATTCAGATTATTCGGATAATTGAACACCGGTACGAACAGAATTCTCATTCAAAGTCCTTCATTTTTCCTATCGTTTCCCAAATATTGTCAACTACCTTACCATAAAACTTATTGAACACCCATGTTCTCAGCCCTTTCAACGGGACCAGCATCCTTTCGTGGAATGCTATTTCAAATTCCTCGAACGGAATCTCTGGTTTCAATCCTCTGGCATAAGCTATGAAGCGCATGATAGGATCTCTAAATCCGCCAAAATTAAAATCCTGACTGCATTTCGCTCCCTCCATAAAGAATAGCAATATCGGCAGGTTCTCCTCATCGATTCCGAAGTAGTCCTTAAACTCGGGCTCTCTTTCTTTTACTTTTTTCTTCCAGATATCCATCGTCTTTTTTCCATGTGCAGCATGGGTATCGAGCACGGTATAAGGCACTATGTCCTTGAACCATTCTCCGTGAGACGGGGATGTCAGATTATTTTCTATTTCAACCGTGAATCCAGCCGCTTCCCTTCTCTGCCTATCGAGACAATTATAAGGAACGCTTAAAGCCTGACCTTCACCCGCTAATGAATCCTGCTGATATTCGCAGTATGTCAGAATCCTCTTCAAGTTTTCATCTGTCTGAAATTCAGGGAACTCAGGACGTGAATAATTCGAGAATACCGGCTTATTGAACATCTGAATATGCGGATGCCGTTCTTTCATAGCTTTTATGTACGGATCTCTTTCAGCGTATCTTGTAAATGCCTTCCATGCATTGTTCGTGAGATCTCCGTCCCTGCATTTCTTGGACGTGGCTAATTCGCCAATCATCCAAGCCATGTCAGACCAGTTCTTATACGACCTTCCATTCTTACGGAAATCAGCGAACTCCAGAATCAATTCCGGATTTGCTCCGCCAATATCCTCTACTAAAATCGTGTGGAGGCGTCTATACATGAACCACGGGTTTTTTATCCATGCTACGAATGCTAATCTTGTGGATCTCTCAACATCGCATTGCCTGACCGCCTTCTGCATACCGCAATAAGACATCCAGAATGCTGAATCGTTAATTGAGTCCGCTAAATCTTTCATTCTTTTTTTCTCGTTCTCATGGATGAGCTTTTCAGCTTCCTTTATTTCAAGTTCTTTCAGTTTATCGCTCTTAATCTCTGCCTTTGTTTTCAAAGCTTCATCATTGAATAAATTCATCACCATATTATCAGTTGTCCAACTTTATGTTAAATAGAGTGTTATGGTTAGGACATGCAAAATGCATGCCCGTCCCATATTTTAATTATGCAGTAACATACTCCTGACCGAACACTACCTGATCTGTTGACTTATCTATTGCAATCAGTTTCATGCCGAGACTGAGTTCAAGCGCTTTCAGTGAGTTCTTGACCATACCAGCTTTTATTACAGGATCTGTCGCTACCAGTCCTGCATTATGCGAGAGATAGTCGAGAGCCACCAACGAAAGGTTGTTACTCCTTACATCAGAGCCAGAAACTTCACCAGCCAGTTTGATTGCATCTTCAACGTTGTCTGCCTGAGCCTCATACAACTTAAACGAAACCATTCTTGCCGCTTTTTCCGCTGCTTCAGCCGGGAGTCCTTTCTTCTCTGCGAAGAATTCAGCAGCCTTCTGAGAAACCTCTGTGACAGTCAAGTTAATACACTGTTTAACCCAGTCATCAACATTCTTCGGATCCACTACGCCGACCAGTTCCTTACATTTGCTCCAACCAAGTGGTGATATCTTCCTGATTGTTTCTTCATCAGCTACTTCGACTGCGAAATAGTGATAAATCTGCATAAGGTACTGGGTTTTCCTTATTCCGTACCCGAGCTTTTCCTCAACGAAACTTCTCCAGTCCGTGAAACCGAATTCCAGATAAATCTTGTTGTCAAGAATCTTTCTGAACAGGCCACCCATCTCGAAATATGTTTCATCAATCGAGTTTCTCAAATCGAGCAATCTTTCCAGCATTTGCTCGCTGGAAGCGCTACAACTATCTTCAACTCTTTTTATCAGACCGAAGGAAATACTTTCTCCGGCCACTCTAACCGCTTCTGTGGCGGCACCTTTTTTAGCCATGACTTTCTCCATCATTTATTTTGTTTCTAAAATTTCTTCTTCAACTTCCACCGCTTTGGTATCAGCTGCAAACGCCAGCAATTCCTTGCCCATCAATGTTGAACCGAATATCACTTCTTTAGCTCTTACCTCAAGGAATACCGAATCATCATTTGATTTTTTCCTGTCCATGAGTTCACCGGTGACTACGACATAATCGCTTTTGGCGACCTTGTCAGCACATTTTTTCGCAAGTGAACCATAAACATTTACTCTAACCCAGATAGTCTCGTTATTACGCTGATCGATAGCCAACATCATCGAGAAAGCAGAAACACCTACTCCCGTTTTTCCGATATTGACAGAACCAACATTTCCCGACATCATCACAAAGTTCAAACTAACCATACCTCATCTACTCCTTTTATTATATTACCGTAGTCTTATCTACGAAGCCTTCCTGCTCTTGCAATTTGAAGCAGAGGCCACACATTGAACAATCTTTAGCTCTTTTTTCCGATTTATCCGGACAAGTTCTCTGGGGGAGAAACACCTGAGTCGTCGATTTTACTGACGACTCCACCGCATATATCGTATCGAGGCATCTTACCTTGATCTGATCGATGATTGCTTCATCCCGCCTGATAATCTTTTCCTTCCAAGCCGGTTCATTCTTATTCATGTAAATCATTCTGAGGACGCCCAGCCCTGTCATATACATATAGGCATTCGCCTGCCATACATAACCGGCACTTATTCCCCATCTTTCAACACCGTCGTAGCCTTCCATCCTTGCCGTTTTGAAATCGATTAACTGCATCTCGCCAGCGTCGAAAACAAATCCGTCCGGATGCCCACCGAAATGAAGCTGATCTTCATAGTAGTAAAGCTCTTCGTATGTCAGTCTGTTAGAGCCGCAGCCCTTGCATGCCCCTGGATGATGTATCAGACTTAACTTATCCCCATGGACACGCCCACAGTCATCGCATTTCCAACATCCCTGCAATATCTTCTGGAATATTTTATTCTGCATCCAATGATGCGCCAAATGACCATATCCGAAGACCGCACCAGTTGTCCAGCTGACCGTTTCCGTCCTGATCTTGCCCTGCATGTGAACCATCAGTTCTTCTCTCGGACATAGTTTATACAAGTGACTTGCCCTCATATAAATCGAACCTGCCGTCATCGGAGTCGAGATTTTTTCTTCACCGAAATATTCTTTCAGATGCTTCTTCATATCGAACCGAGTAGTGCTTGCTGTGGGCGCCACACCGCTGATCCGTGTGGGGACTATCAGACTCTTGGCATAAACCCTTCCTGGAAACGGATCTATTATCACCAGAGACGGTTTCGGAGTCGGAGCCAGATATACAATTTCGCGCGGCGGCGGCGGACCAGTCGGTCTCATCACCGATAAGAAATTTTTCATTTAGTCTCCTCTTTCTCTCTCCAAGCCTCGAACAGAAGGTCAAATACATACATCGGTATTGCCACCCATTCGCTCGGAACCCGTGGGGGAGTATTCAAAAACAGAATATCAAGAAGCGGATACTTATTGACAGCGTCCGCCTCTTTATCTATTTTCGATAACCATGCCAATTTCATGCTGATGCTGCTATTCTGAGTCTGCTTAGCTTCGCAGTGAAAACGTTTGGACGTAGCATCGCTCTTAGCTTTATCATTGGCTCCGGACATAGGCTGTCTGTTGCCCTGAATAATCTTCGCGAGCTTACTTTCCTGTTTCTTCACCGTTCTGTGATTGGATTCTATCATAGAATCTCCTCCGACAGAACTTCATCAACCATTTCAGACATCGTCTTCGTAGTTCGTTCTCGTACCACTCTGAGGGCGTCCTGAAACACTTTGATTTCAGCCTCCAACTCATTTTCCGTCATATCGCTGACATAAAGCTTAATCTCCGCCCCAAGGTTTCTAACTCTGTCCCTTTCGATGCGGAAGCCCCAGATCTCATCCTCCTGACCACGGAAGGTCAGGTCGGTGACTTCACCTGGCGCTATTATCTGCGAAATAAACTCCGCCATTTTCGTATCATGGTAGTGTCTGCCCTCCCATTCGCCATCAGACGGTTCGAAACTGCAAACATTTCCACTCGGACCATCAGGAGTTATCACGACAACGTAATCCTCCGCGATGTCCTTGAACTCCGTAAAAATCATCTGAATCTCCGCTTCGGACTTATCCGAAACAAATTCCGATGACGTCATCATGCTACTATATCCCATATCATTCTCCCTGCTATATCATTTATTAAACTGGAGCTACTTCCGCTGCCGTTAGTACACCCACGATATTATGTCTTGGGACGAAATACAGTGTTTCTCCATTTACCAAAAATTCTTCAACGCTGTTGGGACGATAGACGATTGTATCGCCGACCTTCACAAAAGTTTTTACATCGCCATCCTCGCCAACTGAGACAACTTTAGCTTTTGCCTCTTCCTGCTGGGTTACATGGATGATAATTCCCTGCTTCACTTCTTCAGCAGCGATTTTTTCAATCTGAACGCGATTGTTCATAGGTGTCATTAGTACCATTTACATATCCTCCGTGAGATAACTCTCTTTTACATTGTTTCTGATTTGCTCTTTTATTTGAGCGGTTAAAAATCTTTCGTAACCCGCACCTGGCTCAAGTTCATCTCTGAACTCAATCCGTCCGTCACCGTACTGCTTGTATAACCATCGGTCTCCCAACCCATGTATCTCGCAATACTTGAAATCTTCTTTCGTTTCCATACGTATCCTTACTTAGTTAATTACTGACATGATCGAGCGGAGTATTCTCCACTCCCTGCTGGACTCTTTTCCTTGTTCGCATCTTCAGCAACTCAGAAGCCGTTCTAAGGTTGCCCAGAGCAAGTTCAGTTTCCTGATTCGGCAGTTTCGCATACATTATTTCCATCCTGTCAATCAGAACATCGAGGACTTCCTCGTTTGTTGTCCCATCGTTCAAAGTGACAAAACTTTTACCATCTACTCCGAGAACCTTTTCGATAAACTGGATTCTTTGTGGGAAACTTCCGTCCATCGAATCCAACTCGTAAAAATGACCTTCCGTTAGAACTTTCATCGTATCCTTCCTTTTTTATCTTATGATTTCGCGAACGGTCCTTAATAACCGCCCGCACTTAATTGACTTTATAATGCTATTAAAAATTCCATCATTTCTGTTTTGTATAATTCAAACACGTCCGGATTCTCTAAGAAAATCTTGTCGATGCCCTCAAGTGTGGGGCAGTGCAGGAACGTGTCTTCTTTTCCAGGAACCTCTTTAAGGATCTCGTAATTCTTTCCAGTCTTAGCAATGAAATTGTACTTGACGCATAGCTTTCTTAATGCTTCAACCTCATTGACATCACCTGATCTGAAATGTGCGTCGTCCCGAATCATCATGGAATAAGTGCCGGACATATTCGATGGACATACCTTGGACTTCACCACTCTAAAGTTCATATCAATGGATATCGGTTTATCGGTTTCCTTTTCCATGAGTGTTTTACCATGCCACATCTTGACAGATAATGACTTAGCGAAACGCTGAGCCATTCCTCCGGGAACAATATTTGGATCTCCCATTACAAAGCCCACTTTTTGCCTATACTGCTGTATATACAAAATCGTTACAGGATTGTTGAACGTTCTCAGAGCGTATGTCTGACTGGATACCCACTTCCTCATAGCCAAGTTGACTAATTTGGCAAGCACTCCCATCGTCGCTTCATCAAATCCCTTTTTAATTTCTGTCATCGGTGTCATGGCTGCAATGGAATCAACGATGATTAAATCGACACTACCGGATCTTATCAGGGCGTCTACAATCTCCATAGCTTCCTCTCCGCTGACAGGCTGCGAGAGCAGCAAGCTATCTACGTCGCAGAAATTAGCTGCCCACTTCTTGTCTATGGTACCTTCCACGTCGACATACGCGCATAATAGTCCCTGTTTCTGAGCCTGTCCTATTACTCTTAAAGCCATCGATGTTTTCGAACTTGATTCATCTCCCACGAATTCGGTCAACCTTCCTTTTGGTATTCCGCCAAACGTAGCTATGTCAAATGCCATTACTCCCGAAGGAATCCTTTCCACCTGATACCATGTATCGGATGAAGCCACCGCCACTATTTTTCTTTCTGATTTGTCGCCTTCCGCAACAAATTTTTTATCAAGAGCCTTCATTACATCTTTCAGACCTAAAATCTTTTTGGCTATCTCAGCCTTGGTCTTTTTATCAATGATCGGCTCCCTGCGTATTATTTCGCCGGTCTCTTCAATTACTCCCTTCTTAACCATTTCCTCAGCGACTACACCTGTCGGTTCGATAGATCTCGGTCCGACTAATTCCTCAATAACTTCCCCGATAGCTTTTTCAGCCACGTCCACTGCCACTTCCATAACCTTAGTCTTCTCAGACTTAATCACCACTTTCGTTGGTTCTTTAACCTTTTCTACCTTTGCCATACTTCTCCCAATGTCTTACAAAATGATTTCTGAGCGCAACGCACTCGGTTGCGCCCTCTCTCAATTACCAAGGCTTTTCTTCTTCTTCGACCTTTTTCTTACCACCGCTTGCCGTATCTTTTATTTCAGCTACATGCTCGGTGATTAGCGATTCAGTGTAATCCGCAATGACCTTGTAGAGTTCATCGACATCTTCTTTATAGCATGGCATTTCTACCATGATATCAACTCTTACCGATTCGAAATTTCCCATGTTCAGAGTAGCTCCGTATTTCACGGCAACCTTTGCTGGCTGAGTCAGGAACCTCATGATCGGAGTATCTAGCGTCTTGGTAGAAAACTTAGTTGGTTCTTCCTGTTTCGCGATGTGGTAACTACGTTCAATAGTTATCTGCCCTTTCATCTGTACCGGCACTATCTCGGGTTCAGGTACTTTACCCACTGTCTCGATTATTTTGCCAGCCGCAGTAACTACTTCCTTTCCCACTGGAGGCGTAATATGTTTTTCCGCCTCTACGACAGGAACTATTGCAGGTTTTGGATCTTCTTTCACAGCCGTCATAGCCTCCTTCAGCTTTTCTCCTGGACTTCCGAACGTCTTGCCCCAAGGTTTCTCACTATCCGGATTTTCCGGATCAAATTCTTTCGGATCAGCAGGTTCTTCTACATGACCAGCTTTCGGCTCGAATATTCCCACGTCCTCAAGTATGTCCGCTGCGGAACGTTTTTTTTCAGCACCTTCTTTCGGTGTTACTTTTGCCATCTTATTTCCATCCTTTTGATTGATACAATTTCATTCTCTTTTTATACATTTTTACGCACAGACCTATGCTCTTATCGATGAAGTCAACCACTATCGGTTTCTTCTTCTCATCGCAGGCTCTTAAAATTCTTCCTATTGATTGCAGTACGCTACTCATGGGCGTTGCCAAGAATATCGTATCGAGGTCAGGGATATCTAAACCTTCGGACGCCATCGTGTACGTCGAAAGTATAATGTCTTTTGTGGCTGAATTATCGAGGGCTGTCTGAGTCATTCCGCCGACATATTTGCCCATCGTAATTCTCAAATCCATTCCTCGAGACTTCAATATCGCAGTGATATAATCTTTCAAGATGTCAAGCTGTTCTAATCTGTGCGACATCGTGATGGACTTTCTGCCCGCCACCGCCGCGTCTACTATCTGATTCGCAATCACTTGATTTCTTCTCTGATGTTTCCCAAGCATCGTCATTAAACGTCCCATAGGGATTACGTCGGGATTGAAACCCTCTCTGAACTTCACTTCATCGAGGAAAACTCTTTTTATTATCGGCGCCAGATTCTCAACGTTGTATTGAGCCAGCATCGGACCGATATGGTACATGAATACATTCTTAGTGCCATCTTTTCTATCAGGAGTAGCCGTCAGGGCTAGTCTGTACTTTGCGCTGAACTTTGGACCTGCCAAAGAAAATGTTGCAGCGGACATACGATGGCTCTCGTCAGTTATGACAAGACCAAATTCATCGTAAATCGAAACAGGATAACTATCTTTCATGGCCAGCGAATGCACCATTCCTAATACAACATGCTTATCTTTCACATCGCAAACGTTCTGCTGAATCCTCCCAACCCTCGCGCCCGGAAGAAATGCTGGTATCCCTTTAGCAGGATTTCCGAGGATCTTCTCTGTCCACTGATCCATCAAAAATTCCTTATGTACTATTACCAGAGTCTTGAGCCCGAGCATACTTGCCAGATACAACGCGAATATTGTTTTGCCCCCTCCGACCGCAAAGTTTACCAGTCCGCCGAGGTTCATCTCGTTTTTCATAGCCGAGAGGACATCGGGTGCAAACTGTGCCTGTACCGGTCGTAACGTACCAGCAAACGAAGGAAAATCAACTCTTGTGCCCTCTGAAACCCTATATTCAAATTCAACGTCTGGTCTTCCAGAAAACACCTTCATTGCATAGTAGCGCGGTATAACCACGTTCCCGTACATGTCCTCGTGCCATAGCTCTACCTTGAAGTTTCCATATCCCATGTCGATACTGACAACCGTAAGTAGCTTACGAAGCTTGTCCATATTAACAAGGTGCTTGGGAACTATTGCTTCCGCGCCGATTATTATTTTTGTTTTCTCAGCAACCGGTATATCGATTGCCAACTGACTTCCAAACATCATACTATCCGCAACATCATTTGTTTGAAGAATACAAAGACTCCCCTGCGGGAGCCTTCTTGAAAAGGACTCTAACTAAAACGGAACATTATCCGAGTCATCAGCTACTGCAGCAGCGACAGGAACTTCCTTGCCCGCATTTGCATACGGATCAGGTTCAGCCATGCTCGCAATGGTTGCAAGGGCTTCATGTTCCAATGGCTTGCATTCTTTTTCGTAATCGAATACTGTAGCCTTCGGATTGTATTCCAGCGGATTGACCTTCTGTTCAAATTCAAACATGTCTCCTGACGTGCCTGCTTTATCGTCCGTGCGGACAACATTGAACAATCCGTGGAGGATTCTTCCTTTGTCGTCATGACGTTTCAGAAGTTTCAGAGCCTTCTGTTTTATCGCCATGAGCTTAACCGGGTTTTTGACTTCCTTGCCGTCTTTGGCTATGTAAGAGGATACATCGATTATCGAGAACAGCCCGACGAAGTATCTTTTTACCTTTGCATCGCAAAGAGGACAGGGTTTGTTCAGGTTTTTCAGACAGGTGAAGTAATATCTCCATTCTCCGTTTAGGCGCACCTGATGCTCCCAAAACGTAAAAGGATCTTTGTCAAGAAAAACTATCTGTCTTTCTTCACCGACCTTCAACCAGAATCGGTTTTGTTTCGATACGTCCGGCAATTTGTCGACTGCATCGAAGCCTTGTTGATACCAACCGCTCATAACGTTTTCTCCTTTATCAGTTTATGGTTGTTATAAAATGTATTGAGTTTAGAACATTCAAATACCGTGCTAAGATTTTTTTAATCCGCCCGATAATTTCTTTGGACATAATTCTGCGATGCCACTTCTAATAGCTTGAATAGGGCTTAAAATGAGGATCGCATAAACCTAAGTTTTCTTTTCTGTCCCAATATCATCTGCCGGTGCTATGAACAAATCGAGTCCATAACTTTCGTATGCACCAGCTATCGTATACGTACTTACATTCAAAATTTTGCTCATCTCTTTGAAATTCAAAGAGACGTTCTGATCAAAAAAATCTTCCAGATTCTTGTACCCGTTTTCTTTTGCTCTGTCATCAAGCTCTACAAACTTCTTCATTACAGATCCACGAAATCCTGGACAGCTTTCGGTTCCAGCCATTCCATCATATCCGCAAAAAGCAATAGCGCATATCCGCTTAATAACCTTGTCGAGCCTTCTTCAAAATTGTTCATGCTGAACTGTATCAGTTTCTTATCTATCGGGAACGAACCACAACTCTTTTCCAGCCTGATAAAGTCACTTGTTCTTATCATAACGTAATTCGAATCATGGTTTCTCGTGAATATCACCATAGGTATCACCTTATTGAATAATACCTTCGTCGCTGATTCAAATAAACTTGCTGATTCTCTTCCCAACTTGAAATAAGACTCCATCAACTCCTCCCAATATGCTGCGAGCCGATGCTTATCAGTCAGCAATACTTTCTCCACACCCTTCCATGCTTCTTCATTCTTGCATGAAATCAGAAATGGGCATTTCTGCGGAGGCACTATGTCCTGTGGAAATTTCCATGCACCACTTCTCGGAGTCTTTGTGAACATTTCTTTCGATTCACCTTTGGACCACCAGATTGAGAGCGCTACTGCGACCTTTCTCTCAAATGTGCCACCTTTATTTTTCGACTTCCTTCCCACCGAGGGACGGTCAGCATGGATTGCTCTTTCATCGATGAACAGCCTTTCGTTAATTACATTCAGTCCAATCTTCTTCAGAATCCCTACTTCTATCGCTGTCAAGGGAGTGCCTAACTCCACATATTTTAGCGCCATTGTCATACCTTCTATTTATTCTCATGCGAACATCTTCCTAATAGACTCCATATCTTCATCCTTCATTTCCATTCTTCCCGTGAACATTACATCCGGATTTGCCGAAAACTTATTCATCATGTTTGCTTTCAGCGCTTCCAGATCAGCGTACCGTCTATCTATTAAAACTTCTCTAACATTTTCTATGTAAACTTCACTGTACCAACGTCTCCCATCCGTCCCGGCATAAGCCGGTATCGGGAGAATTTCCATCGAGTGCCATCCGCCTATCGTGGCTCCGGATATTCCGAGCGCCTTTGCGCATCCGCCCAGGCTGTAAAATCTGATCTGTTTGCCGTCCACAAAAACCAAGCGCATATAATTCCGACTATACGGGATCTCGTCCAGAGTCAGCATCTTGGCAGCAGGATCTTTCTTGATCTTCTCCAGCCATCGAGCCTGAGATCTCTCTAATACCGACTTTTTATAATCGGGATCATTCTCATACCTTAATTTCTTAGCTTTATTCAGAGCTTCTTTGTTTGCTTTATAATATCGCTGATTAGCAGTTTCCTTTTTGGGTTCTGCCACGACTTCCGCAACCTCGGTCCTAACTTTTAACGTTATCATTTATATTCATTTGTCATTATCAGATCTTTAATCTGCCGTGTATTCAAATCGCCTGGATCTTCTTTATCTTTAAGCTTCCGGTTAATCAGCGGAGCCTTGTCCTTCAGCTTATCCATGATACTATCGGTTACTTTCCTTCCAGCCTTATCGCCATCCATCATTACAATTATT